GAAGCTATCTCTATTGGTGGTAAGAAGAAAGAAGAACTTGACTTGGAATATGTTACGAATTGTCTAATTGACTTAATAGAAATTGATAATTCTAAAGTTTATTATAAATATCAATATAAAAAATATGATAGATGGCTTGAGAGTGATTTTCTATTGCATTCCGAAATAGAAAAATATTTTAGATCAGAAAATGGTGATTACGAAAAAGAAATAATAGGTATAAAAATAGAAAAATACATTGAAAGTATCCCAGATTCCAATAGTGAAATTTCCAATTGGTGTGATGAATTAAAGAGTTTGGTAAATACTATAATAGGTGCATCAGATAATATTAAAGATGAGTATCCAAATTATTATATAGAAGATTATAATATGGAATATTTGAGTAAATTAAAATTGGGTATTGAAGTAATTTCAAACTAGCCTTTTATCAGTTTGATTAAATCTAAATACCCATCAACTTTGTTGTAGATAACATATTCTAGTGGTGTGTAAACTCCTTTCTCATGATTTCTCGGACCATAAACAACTTCAACCTTTTCAAGATCTAAGCTATTGACATAACCCATCGGACATTTATTAACTAATGGTGTATAAACTTTAGAATAACCAATTGGTAACATTCTCTCATAAAAGTTTATATCTTCAAAAGTTTCACTAATTCTAGAGTCGATATGACCGTAGTACCTCATCCATTCGGCTTCTATTTTAGCCAGTTTAAATATTTTTTCTTTCATAGTACAAAGATAAAAAAATCCTGTTATAAAAACAGGATTTTTTTATTTAATTCTAACTTTCATACCATTGACTTTAAATCGGTTGTTTAAATCTTCAAGTGTTGTTACTGTAACTATACAATCTTTCTTACCATCAGCATTAACTCCTAACCAAACCCAAGTCTTTGATCCAATTGTAACTATTTTAAAATAATGTGTTGGTATTTTAATTCGTGATTTTGGTATATAATTTTTCTTATTCTCATTATAAATAACACCAGTAATTATAATAACATCTGATTTATATTTCTTAATACTATCTTCTACATCAGCTTCTAATTCTTGCCAAGGATGTTCATTAAAATACGGATATTGAGGAGCTGCGTTAAACATACTGAAAGTATTTCTATTTGTAATACTATCATATGTAGTTATGTGTGAAGGTGTTAAGTGTCCTTTATCAAATCCACTTTTCTTATATTTAACTGGTAAGTATTTACCTTTGTAAGTATCATCATACCAGTTGTTTCCTCTAGCAACACTACCTAGTTTTAAAAAGTTTTCATATTTTAGTTTGTGTATTGATACCATTGATGTTGTATCATCATCTAAATAAAGTTTAACGTCGCCGTGGTCAATCACTAAACCATTTTTACTAACCACATTTTGTGATAAAACACTTGACATGATTAAAAAGTTCATAACTATGAACCATACAATTTTTTCTAATTTACTTTTTCTCATAGACTTATATATCTAAAATTTCTTGCACTCTTCCTATTTGGCCATCTTCTAATCTAACTTTTATACCTCTGTGATGCTTAGGCACTTTAGTTAGTAAATCTTTAACAATACCTTCTGTTAGTATTCCACTTTTCTGATCCTTCTTTAAAACTATTAAAACTCTTAAACCAGGTTTTATATTTTCTCTTAACGTATTTTCTTTCATATTCCTAACTCTTTTAATCTATCATCTCTTTTCTTCCATAATGGATAATCTAATTCGTTTTCATTAAAGTATTGAATATGATTATAACCATCATCCATTTTAATTTCAACTTGATAAATCCATATATCAACAAAATGTTCAGAAACTTCCAAAACAACACCTTCTCTATTTTTATAGAATTCGCTATTAATTTTCAATTCATCACCAACTTTAAACTTAGGAGATTTATTTATTTCCTTCTTTTTAAAGAGTGATTTTATTAATATCCATATAGTCCAAATCATATTCCCAATTCTCTTAGTTTATTATCTCTTGTCTCCATTACAATAATGGGGTTTAACCAATCTTTAAATATATTAGGAATTGATTCGAATTTCCTTTTATCTATAACCAATTCATTTCTGGATATAACTCCAAATCCTTTATCTTTTAGGTCGTCATACCAATAATCCATTCTTATACCATCAAGTCTAAGAGTATCTACTATAACACTGAACGGACCTTCATATTTTCTATAATCATCTTGGTAACTTTTTTGTAAGCCACATCTGATTAAACTATCAATTGTGTGATTAGTTATAAGAGGTTTTGAGCTATACATTAAATCTGTTATAGTCTTTCCTTTTGAATACCAATTAATAGTATTAGGTAACTTTATGAGTATATAATTTTTCATAATCCAAGTTCCTTTAGTTTATTATCTCTTTTCGTTTGTAATGTGTAATCTAATTCGGTTTCATTAAAGTAATCAGTGTATTTATGATTTTCCGAACTTCTACCTTCAAGTGGATCATATTCAACTCTATAATACCATTCGTCAAGACTATCACCACGTAGTTTAGGTGATAAAACAACTTCTAATATAATTCCATGTTTAAAAAACCCATCAAAGGTATTTATACGTGTTTTGATTAAAACTTCATCACCTACTTTAAACTTAGCCTTTGAGTACTTGAAACTGACTTCTATACTTGATAACCGCCAAATCTTTGGCTTTTGCTTCAATCTCTGTATCAAATTCAAGACCAAACGTTTGAATCTCTTCATAAATATAGTCAGCGTGTGCTGTTTCTCTGCCTGCTGCATCTTCTAATATTTTAGGTGAACTAATGTGAGTCATTGGTTTTACATCACCCCATGTGGAACAAGCAAGTTTTATCGCCTCTTCTTGAGAAATATCTTGTGGTCCGTAATTATGATGGTGAAAGTCATGAGTTATTGGAATACCAATTTTAGTATATATTAGATCATATAACATTTTGGTTGAGTATTGGTTAGGTCCATCATCATTCTCAACAACTAATCTCTTTCTACAAGACTCGCTTAAATTATAAAATTGAGTACAAAATCTTTCAGCTGCCTCTTCTCTGGTTGGTTTTGTTGTGTTTACGTGTATATTAATTGGATAATAGTGAGTTTGATCTAAACCCATTAAATCCATAATTTGAGCATGTTTATCTAATTCATCAATTGCGTTTTTAACTACAACTGGATTTTCACTAGCAGGTATACAAAAGTGGGTTGGATGGAATGATAATCTCATATCTACACTTTTAGCATAGTCACCAATTTCTTTTAACTTTTTTGATATTATATCAAATTTTGGTAGATTTTCTATTTTATAGAATCCGATACAAGGTAGAATATCACTAGACATTCTGTAAACTAATATATCATTTTCCTTATTCCATTTTATAATCTTGAACATATCATCTATATTCAAGAGTGCTAACTCAGTGACATATTCTAAACCTTTTGTTTCAAAGGTTTTCTTAGTCATTCCTCTATTTACGGTTATGAAGTCTTTTTTCTTCTTACCATTATTTATAGAAATGTTTATACAACAATAACCTACTCGATTCATATAGATATTTTTTACAAAAATAAGCTTTTTTAATATATATATTATGATAATATATAGAATTTTTAATAAAATAAATTGCAAATCTTATATAGGACAATCTGTTCATAGTTTCAATAAAAGATACAAAGGTGGTGATTGGTTAAAATATACACACAACATAATTCTTAAAAACTCGGTTGATAAATACGGGTTAGAAAATTTTGATTTTGAAATATTAGAAGATAATGTTAAAGATATTGATGAGTTAAACAAATTAGAAGTTAAATATGCAGAAAAGTATAATACATACAGACCAAATGGTTATAATATAAGAGGTTGTGGTGATAATAAATTTGTTGATGATGAGTTGAAAAAACATCTATCTACCTTTAGATTAGGAACTAGTTATAAACCAAATAATAAAAAATCATCAAAGTATAAAGGTGTTTATTGGAAGGAAAGTAAAAAATCTTGGATGTGTAGATTTGATAATAATCAAATATCAAAAGTTAAATTCACAAATAGTGAAATTGAAGCAGCTGAGATGTATGATAAAGTTTCTCTATATTTACTTGGTAAATATTGTTTTATAAACTTTGATGAGAAGAGAGAAGAATATTTGAAGTCTGATTTGGAGGATTTTTACAAAAATGTTTTTCTTAAAACAAAAGAGAAAAGAAAAGATGGTTATTTCAAAGATGATAGTGAATTATTAGAACTAATAAAACCACTAATCTGGAAAATGTCAGTCCCAAAAATAGCTAAGGAACTAAATGTGACAGCAAGGCAAGTAACTTGGTGTATTAAAAAAAATAAATTAGAAATGCCTGGTAAAAACTATTGGCAGAAAAATCAATAATGTTGATTTAATATATATATATATAAAACTATTTTTTTTTATATTATGAAATACTTAAAAAGATTTAATGAGAATTTTTCAACAGAAAAAGAATTACATATTGAAGTTATAGTTGATGAGATATTAGATTATCTAAAAAGAAACTGTATAGATAAGTGGGAAGATATCTTTATGAAAGCTGAACATAGTAATGAAGTAAATGATATAATCGATCATTATATCGAAGATTATAGTGATTTATCTGATATAAAGTTCTGGGTTTGTTTAGAACTAAATGATGTATATGAATTGAAAAAATTACTTCCTGAATTAGAAGAAAAAGAAGAGTATGAAAAGTGTGCTCTTATAAAAAATAAACTAACAAATGAAACACATCAATAATTTTCGTTTATTTGAAGCTGATGAGCAAGAACCAACTGATAATAAATCAAATGTAAGATCCGAAAGAGTTTTAACACAAGCTCAAAAAGAATATAAAGAAAGTCCAGAATTACAGAAAAAATCGGGACCAGTTCCAACAATGGTTTTTACTGATGTTGTAGGTTCATCAAAAATGTGGTCTGATGATCCAGTTACTATGATTGGTCAATTAGAAGCTCATCATAAATTAGTGGATAGTTTAGCTTCTAAAAATAATGGATGGATTGTTAAAACAATTGGTGATGCTTTCATGGTTTATTTTGAACCAAATGAGAACTCATTATTCAATGCTATTAAATTCTCAAAAGAACTTATACTTAATGAAAAAGCTTATAGTTTAAGAGTTGGTATTTGTGAAGGTCATATGGATGAAAAAACATATAGTATTCAAAAGGTTGAGTTAAGAGACTTTTTCGGAAATGCTGTAAATGCTTCATCTAGAATGGAGTCAAAAGTATCTGAAGTAGGTGGAACTATTGCTTTTTGTTCTTTAAAACCAATTGAAAATAAAATAGGTAAATTAAAAACTTTAGGTAAAATTGAAAATGTTGATTTATCTAAATATGATTTAAGAGGAGCTAAAGTTGAAAAAGCATATAAAATAAAAGTTAAATAACATAATTTTTATTATATTTGTTTTTATAAATTGGTGATATGTATATTTGTATTAGTAATACTTCAAATAGAAGTGAGATAGAAATAGGAAAAACCTATGAAATATTTGAACACGAACACCCTAAATGTGTTTGGGTTAAAATACCTGATAAGACTACATCAGTAGGATATAAAACAATTCAAGCTTATTTATCGGATTTTAAATCTGTTTCAAAAGTAAGAGATGAAAAATTAGATGATATATTAAAAAACCCACTCAAATGAGTGGGTTTCTTTTTATTTCTTTGTAGTTGCTAATTCTTTACCATTTTCAGTCATTCTAACTGGGAATCCCCATAGATATTCAACGTGAGGTAAAACTTTTTTAATATCATTATAATCTAGACCTTTATTATTAATAGGTGTATATTCTAAAGTAAGTGTTCTATCTCCGAATATATCAACATCATATACTTGAATATCTGGTACGTATCTACTTCTATTATAAGATTGTGATAAAGATTCTCTTACTTTTTTATAACCATTCTCATTATGTATAGAACTAACTTCATAATAGTTATTATCCATTTTATCATCAATTTCAAATAATTTCATATCTCTAATAACCTTAGGTGAAAGATATTGTAAAACAAATGTTTCATCTTTAAAGTTTTCAACGATATATTTGAAGTTTTCAGCCCAATTACCTTTTCCAGCAATCTTAGGAAACCATTCCAAATCTTCTTTAGTTGGGTTTAAAGACATTCTTTTTAAATCTTGAAAGATATTGAACCCTAATGTATATGGATTCAATCCAGAGTAAAACTTAGAGTCAAATCCTGGTTGAAAAATAACATTAGAATGATTATGATAAAACTCTTGCATAAAACCGTCTGATAAATAACCTTCATCGAACATTTTATTAATAATTTCATAGTGTGTAAAAGTAGCACATCCTTCATTAATAACTTTTGTTTGACCTTGTGGGTAAAAGTATTGAGCAGTTTTTCTAACAATTCTAACAATTTCTCTTTGCCACCCTCTCAACTTAGGAGAGTTTTTCTCAATGAAGTAAAGAATATTTTCTTCCGGTGATTCAGGAAATCTTTTTTCTTTAAGTTTTTCTTTCTCATCTTTAGGAATAGTTCTCCATAAATCATTTAAAAGAATTCTATCATCTTCTAATTTCTTTTTAAGTCTTTCTCCTTCTTCAGTTGGACTTAATTTTCTAGGTTTTTTATATTTATCAACACCATAGTTCATTAAGGCGTGGCAAGCATCTAAAACCATTTCTACCTCTTCAAATCCGTATTTCTCTTCGCATTTAGCAACAAACTCTTTAGCAAAGACCATATAATCAATGATTGAATCTGCCTGAGTCCATTGTTTGAAAAGATAATTATTTTTAAAGAATGTGTTATGACCGTATGCGGCGTGAGCTAATACTAAGATCATAAGACAAGTTGTGTTATCTTCCATATTGTAAGATATACAAGGATTTGAATTAATAACTAACTCATAAGCCAATCCCATTCTACCTTTCTTATATTGATTTGAGTTAATAACAAAGTCTTTACCAAATTTCCAGTGATTATAAGAAATTGGTAAACCAATTAATGAATAAGCATCCAACATTTGTTCAGATGTTATTATTTCAAATTGATTTGGATATGTTTCAATACCTAAATATTCACTAGCGATTCTACTAACAACTTTATCAGCTTCTATAATAGTTTCATCAGTCCAATCAGGTTTTGAAAATAATTTTTTTAATTCTTCTTTAGTCATCATGCTGTTTTCTTTTTAAAGAAATCTTGGAATACTTTCCAAATTTCACTTACTTCATTAATCTTACCTATCTCAAAGTTCTTTCTTTTATCAGATAAAACCTTATAGTTGTTCCAAAGATCACCATCTACACTTCTACATATTTCGATATATGTCATATACTGAACTTTGTTTAATATATCAACGTCTAATATTTTATAACAATCACTAGCATCTGCCTTATCCCAAACATCACCATCAGAGGCTTGAGCGGCGTATATGTTCCAGTTTTCATTATATCTTTCTCTAATGATTTTTGCCATCAATTCTAAAGCAGTTACCACAACGGTACCACCACTTTCTTTAGAGTTAAAGAATTCATCCTCAGTAACTTCTTTTGCTGAAGTATGGTGTCTTATAAAGACAATCTCAATTTTCTCATATTGTTTTGTAAGAAACATATATAATAACATAAAAAATCTTTTAGCTATATCTTTCTCTTTCTCACCCATTGAACCAGAAACGTCCATTACACAAAACATAACAGCTGAAGTAACTGGTATAGCAACTTTCTCAAAGTTATTATATTGTAAATCAACTTCCTCCATAAAAGAAACTGATAACTTCATCTTTTTTAGCTTATCTAATTCTTTAAGTAATTCATTTCTCTCATCATCTAATAAATCAGACTTTAATTTTTCTTCAATTTCTTTAATCTTTTTATCGAAAAACATACCAACAGCCATCCTACGAGCCATTGAGTTTTTATATGAACGAGTTATATTTAATCTACTTGGATTACCATAGTTAGAATAACCAGCTCTTTTTTGTTTAAAATCAACAATAGAGTTTAAATGTTTTTTAACCATATCTGGTAATTCTAGATCATTGAAAAAGTAATCTAAGAATTCTTCTCGACTTATTGATACAGTAAAGTCATCTTCTGTAGCATTTGGATCATTTGATCCTTTACCTTGACCACTACCTTTACCTTGACCACTTTTTGGTTTTTTTATTAAATCACCTTCTGAATATTCTTTGTTACCAGGATGTACATGTTTTTTATCACCAGTATCTTTATCATAAGTGAATTGTGGTTCATTAATGCCTTTGACTGGGATATTAACTCTTTCTTTTGAAGATGTCAAATCTTTAACATTGGTATTCTTAACGATGTCAGGAAGAGCCTTTTTAATTTGACCTTCAATTCTTTTTAATAATCTTTGTCTATTTTCCGAAGATTTTCCCTTAGGACTCTTTCTTCGATCTACTATATTTATTGACATCTTTATAAATTTTTTTAATTTTTCTTCTACGATTCATAACTAAATATCTATTATAGTTATAAGCATAATGAGGAAGTGGCATATCATATTATTATATTTTAAAAAAGGGAGATAAACTCCCTTTTTATTAATTTGATTTTCTAACTCTTAGATACCAGTCAGTTAATAACTTAATCTGTTTGTTAGTGTATCCTCTATCCTTCATTCTATTGATGAATTCTGAATGTTTCTTTTCTTCGTCTTTAGAAGCTTTAGAAGTGAAAGAAATAACTGGAATGATATCTTCAGTTTTAGAAAAAATTCTCTTTTCAATCACACTTCTAATTTTCTCATAAGAATCCCAAGTTGGTGATTCACCATTCTTAGCTCTATGTCTTAAATAGAATTGTACAACATCATTTCTGAAATCTTTTGGATTAGCGATACCAGCTGGTTTTTCAATTTTCTCTAACTCTTCGTTAAGAGCAGCTCTATCAAATTGTTGTCCTGTTTCTGGATCTCTAAAGTCATTATCTTGACACCAGTGGTCAGCATAAGTGATATATCTTTCAAATAAGTTTTGTCCATATTCTTGATAAGAATCTACATAAGCTTTTTGAATTTCATCACCAATAAACTCAGCATATTTTGTACTGATTTTAGACTTTAAGATATTTAAGTAGTATTCTTCAGTTTCTTTTGGTAATTGTAATTTAACAATTTCATTTTCTAACACATAGAAAAGGTGTACTGGGTTAGCAGCAACTTCTTCAGTGTCGTGATTAAATACTTTAGAAAGAACTTTAAAAGCGAAACGAGTAGAAATACCATTCATACCTTCTGTGATACCCGCGTCATCTTTATATTCTTGTAAAGATTTTGCTTTAGGATCAGATTCTTTTAAAGATTCACCATTATAAACTCTCATTTTAGAGTATAAATTTGAGTTCTCAGGGTGTTTTAATCTTGTCATAACACAAAACTTAGCCAACAAGTCTAAAGTTTGTGGTGCACAAGGTGCTTCAGATAAAGAAGAATGTTTTAAAAGTTTTTCATAGATTTCAACTTCTTCATCAACTCTTAAACAATAAGGAACTCTTACAATGTAAACACGGTCTAAGAAAGCTTCGTTCTTTTTATCGTTTGAGAATGTTTCCCATTCAGACTCATTTGAGTGAGCTAAAATAATCCCTTGGAACGGAATAGCTGGTAAGTTTTCAGTACCATTAAAGTTACCTTCTTGAGTAGCAGTTAATAGTGGGTGTAAAACTTTGATAGGAGCTTTAAACATCTCTACGAATTCCATCATACCTTGATTAGCTCTACAAAGAGCACCAGAGTAGTTATAAGCATCAGCATCATTTTGTGGAAACTCAGCCAATTTACGGATATCTACTTTACCAACTAAAGCTGAGATATCTTGGTTGTTTTCATCACCTGGTTCAGTTTTAGCGATACCTACTTGAGATGCGATAGACATTTTTAATTTTCTAACTGAGAACTTAGTTACATCACCATCAAACTCAGCTAATCTTTTAGTAGCCCATGGAGAAGCACAAGAAGGAATATATCTTTTTGGAATACCATATTCCTTTTCTAATTCTTCTCTATAAGAAGAAAATAATCCAAGTGGGTTCTCAAATACCGGTGAAACTTCACCGTCAGCAACAAGCACATAAATATGACTTTTTTCCATTAGTTGTTTTAATCTTTCTGCTAAAGAAGATTTACCACCACCAACTGGTCCTAAAAGGTAAAGAATTTGTTTCTTTTCTTCTAATCCTTGAGCTGCGTGTCTAAAGAAAGAAACAATTTGTTCAATAGTATCTTCCATTCCAAAGAATTCCGAGAATGCTGGATATCTTTTAATTAATTTGTTAGAGTAAATTCTACTAAGTCTTTCATCTAGCTTAGTATCAACTACTTCTGGTTCACCAATAGCTTGTAACATTCTCTCAGCTGGTGAAGAATAAACTTTATCCTTTTTACAAAGTTCTAAAAATTCCTGTAAAGAAATATCTTTATCACCTTGGGTAAAGTCTTTTTTTATCGTGCTTAATAAACTCATATATTTAAGATTTATTTTTGTCTTTTTTTATTATACAATAACTTACAGTCTAAGTTTAGTATATACCATATATATTGAATTAATTGTCTTTCTATCTATTTTTGGGAATAAAAAATTAATATATAAAGTATGAAAAGTAAAATATTAAGATATTCTGATTTTGTTAATGAAAACAAAATTAATGAAGCAAACGATACACCTGAAACTTACATCAAAGGTAAATTAATGGAGTTAAAAAAAGCTGTTGATGATTTATTTAATGAAGATAATGTTGATGAAACAGAAGAAGAGAATATATCAATTAATCAAGCTAAAGAAAATTCAAATAAAAAAAGTAAGAAACGTGTTGTTAGCCTTTCAGAACAAGGAGTTAAACTACATAGTTCTGAAATATCAGTTTATTCACAAACAGACGATTCATTAACAGTTAAATACTCTGATGGTGATGGTGTTTATAATCTTTATATTTCTATTAATATAAAAGATGGTATACCAAAAGATCCAAATGCTGATTTTTCAAGTGATGATATAACAAAAATGTATGTTAAGTTTAAGAAATATGGTGTAGATGAAATTGATTTAATTGGTCAAACAACACATAATGTTAATATAGAAAAGGAAGATGGTGAGTTTAAATTAAGTCTAAATAAAAAGCCTGCCGCTCAAGCTCCTGCTCAAGGTCAAAATCAACAAGAAGCTCCTACTCAAGAAGAAACACCAGAAAGTGAAAAAATGTCATTACTTGAATTTTTAGAATTCTTAAAATCAGATTTTGATGATAAGTATGGAGAAAATAAAGGATTAGAATACGAAACAGAATAAATAAAATCACCTAAATGGTGATTTTTTTGTTTAGGGAAATTTTATTTTTAAATAAATAATTCATGGAAATAAATATAGTAACAAACTTTACAATCTTACAAGAGATAAAAAGATCTAAATACTTTCAAGTTAATTTAGGTTTTGTACCAACCGTTGAAAAAAATGGTCAAAGAGTTTTTAATGATCAAGATCGATTTTCTCAATCTTATAATGGTAATTATAAAACAACTATTTACGCGCAAGGTCGAATTGGAAATATAAGATTTTACACAGATCATTATATTATGGAACCGGTTATGGGTATTTATTATGGTGATACTTTCGAAGAGTTTGTAGTTGATTTTGATAAGAGTATTCTTAACCAAAAAGGAATTGACGCTTATTTAGGATCTATTATTAAAGATATTGATGAGAAATATGAAGAGTTAGTTAAAAATAACGAACTAAAAAAACAAGAAGAAAAACCAAAAGGTAATGCTGATAAATTAACTAGTAATCCTGGTGGAGTAACTTGGGAAGATGTTAAAGCTTATTTAGAAAAAGAAAGAGGTAATAGAGGAATTTAATTATAAGCTATAGAAGCTAATAATGTATAAACCATAGATTTGTCTATTTTGTCTAGATCATCAAAATCAAATGATATTTGTATATCATCTTCATGAAACATATGAAGCCAAACTTTATTCTCTGATTTAGACCACTCTATTGAATTAAAAGTACCTAAACTAGTATCTAAGTCAATAACAATTTCTGTTAGACCTATACCCAATATTTCTATTATTTTAGCCACTTTTCTTTTCATAATGTATATATTTTTATTTTTTCATGATAAAAAATTAATATATACAAAAAAAAGAAATTTTTAAGGATGAGTATTTTAAGATATAATGAATACTTAACAGAGAAACAAGTTTTTGATTTAATCAACGAATCTGTGTTGATTTTTTCACCTAAATTAGTTAATTTGTTAAAAAGAATGACTCGTAATAGAATTGCTCAAGAGTTATTGAAATTAAATAAAGTTGATGTTGATGGTATTACACAAAACTATATTGATGTGACTGATAGAGAAACTTTCTCTTTCACACCAGACAGAAGAGTTCAACAATTATTAGCTGCTAGACCAGTAGTTTGGAAATGTATCCAAGGTAATAAATGTTTAACTCATAGTGACTCAAATGATGCAATCTTCGGGAGATTAGAATATAATAAAGCTGAGCCATGGCCGGGTGGTACTGGTGATAGATGGTCTGTTGGTGTTGGAGAAGTTATGAAAATTGTAACCGAAACAACTTCAAAAAGTTCAGGTAAAGTTTATTGTAAAGTTGAAGAAACTAACAGAGATGGTTCTGATAAAGAAAATCCAAGAGTATCTGTTATTAACAAAGAAGGATTAGAGTTATTCGCACCTGAATTAGATGGTATTTGGACAACAGCTAGAAACCCATTGAGAATTGGTAGAATGGCGAGAGCTATTTTAACTGCTGGTAAAATAGAGTTTACAGATCATGAGTTATCTCAATTTGTTGAACAATTTACAGCAACATTTGACTTTGCAGCAGATGCTTTAAGACAATTCTCAATTGTTAAAGGTGATCAAATTTATCACTGGTATAATGGTTTGAGATATGTAAGTGGTGGTGGTTCATTAAATAATTCTTGTATGAAAAGTGCTAGTAGAACAAAGTTAGCAATTTATTGTGATAATGAAAATGTTGAATTAGTTATACTTTATTCGGATGAAGGTGAAGTTGTTGATGGTGTTTATCAATCTAATAAAATTAAAGGTAGAGCAATTCTTTGGAGAAACTGTACTGTCAATGGTGAAAAAGTAGATTTTATGGATAGAATTTACACAGCTTATGAAAGTGATACGGAATTATTCAAACAATTCGCTGAAAAAGAAGGATTCTTTTATAAAACAAATCAAGGATACGGGGGTAGAGATATTTCTAATGGATCAAGAACGATTACTAGACCAGATATTGTTTGTGATTTAGATAGAGCTGAGTTTGATATGTATCCTTATATGGATACTATGTATTGTATTGATGTTGAAAATAATAAAGCTGCTAACGATAGCGATATTGAAGGTTTAAATGAAGATAGAATTAGATATTGTCAACATACTGATGGTACGTGGGAAGGATATGGTGAAGATGATTCTTATGGCGATGGAGATGATGATGATGATGAATGGTAATAAATGAAAAAAACCCAACTTGAAAAAGTTGGGTTTTTTTATTTTAATAATTTATTTAATTGAATTTCTCTCCACTTATCAACTGTCACAAATCTTGATTTATCATATGTTCCTGATATGTTTTTATCATTGATAATTCTATACCAGTTAAAATCTTCATCAATTTCTACAAAATCTTCAATATTTTCATATTTTTTATTGATGGTTAGATATTTCTCCAAACCTCGATTATTTATACAATAAATAAACATTACATTAAGTATTCTATAACTGAATCCCAATTAGGAAATTTTTCCTTACCAAAATGAATATGTTCTCCTTCAAATTCAACTTGACCATGTCTTGTATCATCATCAATTAAGTAGTCTCCTTTAACAAGGGATTTATTTGGACAAATAATCATATTCTCTAACATTTTTTCACCAAAATATTTCTTAATCCATTCAGCTTTTTCGGTATAACAGTGAATGTTTTTAATAGATGGTCTAGTTAAAATCCAAACATCATACTTAGACATCAAGGTATTCATTCCTTCGATTGCTCCTGGTAGTGGTTGTAAACCTAAGAAAAAACCAACTTTTGACTGAGGCCACTTTCTAATTGGTTCATCCTCTGAAGCCTCTGTATTTTGTTGACCACTTCTAAAAGGACCTGTAAAATCACAAAGAGTGTCGTCCATATCTACGTAAACAATTTTCTTACCGCTCATATTTTCGTTGACTTTAAATCTTTTGATGTATTTCATGTAAATATAATAATTTTTTATTATATATTAAATTTTTTATTATAAAAGTTTGATAAACCTTAAATGTTCTTCTAACATAGTATTATATTCAGAAAAAGCACCGTGTTTTAAATCCTCAAAAGTAATCCACTTAACAACTCCCTTTTCGGTTGTTGAAACTTCACCAGACCAATCAGTTACTAAATAAACAACAGCAACAAAATCACCATCTTCTCTAAAGAAAATTGGTTTTGCTGAGTTTACATCTAATCCTGTTTCTTCTTTTAATTCTCTAACTAAAGCGTCATATAATGTTTCACCAACATCTACTTTACCTCCAGGTAATCCAAATTTAGTTGTATCATCTTTTCTTGATACACCTAATAGTTTAGATTTATCTTCGTTAAAGATAAGAGCGGTTGCTGCTAATTTAGCGGTTCTTGTTTCCATATAATAATTTTATATAAATATAATAAAAAAGTCCTTGATTTCTCAAGGACTTTTTTAAATTATTTTACTTCTTCAAAATCAACATCATCTACTCCATCATTACCACTGGAAGTATTTTCTGTTGTTTGTTCAGTTTGACTTTGTTCATACAACTTAGTTGAAATTGTATTCCAAGTCGAGTTTAACTTACTGATTGATTCATCAATTCTTTGAACATCTTTATCGGAATGAGCTTTCTTCAATTCGTCAAGGTCAGCGTTCAAAGCATTCTTATCATCAGCTGTTAATTTTTCATCAAACTCTTTAATTTGTTTTTCGGTTTGGAAAATCATTGAGTCTGCTGAGTTTATTTTATCAACTAACTCTCTTTCTTTAGCATCTGCTTCAGCATTTGCCTCAGCCTCAGCTTTCATTTTCTCAATTTCTTCTTTAGTTAATTGAGAACCACCTTCGATACGGATTTTATTTTCTTTACCAGTTGCCTTATCTTTAGCGTGTACAGATAAGATACCATTAGCATCTATATCAAAAGTCACCTCGATTTGAGGAATTCCTCTTGGAGCTGGCATGATACCATCTAAGTGGAAACGACCTAAAGTTCGGTTGTCTTTAGCCATCGCTCTTTCACCTTGTAAAACGTGTAATTCTACTGAAGGTTGATTATCGGATGCTGTTGAGAATGTTTCACTTTTCTTAGTTGGAATAGTAGTGTTTGCTTCAATTAATTTAGTAAACACACCACCCATTGTTTCAATACCTAAAGAAAGTGGAGTAACATCTAAAAGTAAAACGTCAGTAATACCACCGGTTAAAACAGCTCCTTGAATAGCCGCACCTAAAGCAACAACTTCATCAGGGTTCACGGATTTGTTTGGTTTCTTACCAATATAACTTTCAATAGCATCTTGAATTGCTGGAATTCTTGTAGAACCACCTACTAAGATAACTTCGTCAATATCAGCTGGTTTTAAACCTGCGTTTTTCAAAGCTGATTTAGCACAACTGATAGCTCTATCAACTAAAGATGAAGTTAATTGTTCAAATTTAGCCTTAGTTAATTTCTTAACAAAGTGAAGAGGCATTCCGTCTCTAGCTGTGATGTAAGGTAAGTTAATTTCACTTTCAGATGTAGAAGATAATTCAATTTTAGCTTTTTCAGCCGCATCTTTCAATCTTTGTAAAGCCATAGGATCTTTTGATAAATCCATAGAGTTTTCAGATTTGAATTCTTCAACCATCCAAGTAATAATTGCATTATCAAAGTCGTCACCACCTAAGTGAGTATCACCGTCAGTAGATTTTACTTCAAATACACCATCACCAATCTCTAACACAGAAACGTCATGAGTACCACCACCACAGTCAAATACTAAAATTTTAGAGTCTGTGTTTTTCTTATCTAAACCATACGCTAAAGCCGCTGCTGTAGGTTCGTTGATAATTCTTTCAACTTTTAAACCAGCGATTTCACCAGCCTCAATAGTTGCAGTTCTCTCAGCATCACCGAAGTAAGCTGGTACGGTAATAACCGCTCTTTTCACTTCATATCCTAAATAATCTTCAGCTGTTTTCTTCATCTTTTGAAGAATCATTGCTGATAACTCCTGTGGAGTATAATTTCTATCATCGATTTTAACAGTAGGTACATTAGCTCCGTTTGAAACTACTTCATAAGGTACTCTAGTTACCTCATCTTTACAAACATTAAAATCTTTACCAATAAATCTTTTAATTGAGTAGATAGTTTTTTTAGGGTTAGTAACCGCTTGTCTTTTTGCTGGATCACCAATCTTTCTATCATTTTCTGTAAATGAAATAATAGAAGGAGTTGTTCTTTTACCTTCAGCATTACTGATTACGATTGGTTCACCACCTTCAACTACTGCTACACACGAGTTAGTTGTTCCTAAGTCAATTCCAATAATTACGTCTTTTGCCATATTTTATTTTTGTTTTTTATTTATACATTGTCAAATTGTGTGCCACTTTAATTTATATGTCATTTTGACATACTTGTTTTATTTATGACATATAATAGTAAACCATTATAGTTACCTTCGTTCATAAAGTTGTATAGGTTATATTTATTTACAACTCTCATAACATCAGTATTAACTAAACAAAGATCTTTTAAATCTAATCCCCATTTAGATATAAATTGCATTGTGTACTTATATTCTCTTTCTTTTATTTGTTGTGTATTTTCAACTCCATTCCAAGAAGATTTTCCATTAAAATGTAATAGGAATGATGGTGTATAAGTGACACCAAAACCTTTCATTAAACATCTTAGTCTATAATCAACATCTTCACCACCAACGGTAAACATTTCATCATACTCACCAACTTCTTTTATTATCTTTAGTGGTATTCTACAAACATAAAAAGCCATTAGCATTCTTTGAAAGTAAGATGGTTGTTTATTAACGTGTTCTGATATCTGATTTAGTATATCATATCTTTCATTAAAGTCATTTAGTGATAAAAATCCAGGTATTCCCAAATCGGTATGTGTTTGATTACAAGATGGAACAGTTAGTATATAATCACTATTCCCCAATAACTTTGACCAATTTGGAGTAAAGATAACATCATTACTCATGAAGATAAGGTTTTTTTCTTCTTCAACCGCAATTCTCATAAGAATATTCATGTTATGAGAAAAATTTTCAATTTTACTATTTACTATAATATCTTCTTCTTTTATTCTACCATTATTCCAATTTGATTTAAAATCACCATCATTATCAATCATTATAAATCTGTCACCTGGTTCTAAATAAGTATTTCTCAAAAATGAATCAACCGCTTTATCCGCATATTCATTGGTTACTTTAAGTGTAACCATCCCATATAATGTGTTCATATCATTTATAGAATTTCAATATTGAAAGTTTAATATATAAAATATGAAGTATATAGTTGAGTGGTCTAATTGGAATCCAGTTATTAATAAAGAAGTTGTTGATTATATTGAAACAAATAAACAAAATCTTGGACATCTTTGGGATAATGATAAATCAGAGGAAGAGAATATTAAATTCTTAACGGATTACTTTACAAAGTATCCAGACTTGATGAAGTCTAGTTTAGGTTTAGATGATGTGATTACAGTTAGTTCCAAACCATCAATTAAAAATAGCTCACCAATTTTACAGAATATAGGTGGTGTAAAAGATTTTAGAAGTTTTTAAGAGAGGATATTTCACCTCCCTTAATCTTCTATTTCACCATCTTTAAAGTTTAGAGTTGGATCTATTTGAAATAAAAACGCTCTCGCATTTTGTAATCTAAAAGTTTCCTTAGCTATTTGTTCAGTAACTATATCATAGACATCGTTACCTTTCGCCATAGACATCACAGCTCCAAAATTTTTAGTTTTCTTATACTTCATAGCATAAGACTTTCTCATTAGTTGATCTTTTAAATCACCAGTCCAATCTTTACCATCAGCCATAGTTTGAAACACTTTCCAATCTTCTAATATAGAATCAACTTTCATTTTAACTGCCTTAGAGACAGCCGCTATTATTTTTTCTATACGAGCGTGTGCTTCTTTTTCATCTTCTGGGATTTGACCTAAGACATCATCTATTTTATCATCTAATATGTATTTAACTAGTATGTTTTCACGATACAAGTCTTCTGTTAAAAGACCATGTCTTTCACAATACCAAACAGTTTTTATTTTAACAAATAAACCATCTAAGTCAACTACCCAACCTTCAACACCTTCAACAGTTTTAGCCAATTCAACCAATTCATCTAATGATAGATCAAAAGACTCAGCAGTTTTTAAATCACCTATAACATCTGAATAATCGTGGAGGTTTAAGTATTCACCAGTAGAGTTTCTTCTTAATCTTAATAAGATTAATTCTTCTTTATCATATTTTAAAACTATACGGTTGTGTGGAGCCACATACTCAAATACAGCAACTAAATCGTTATCTAATGACCAATCAACAAATCTTTTTATATCTGCGTTAGAGTTGTATATTTTGTTCATACCATAAGCTTGGTCTGATTCAAAAGACATTTTAGATTTAGCAACAACATTTCCGTTTGGTAATTTTATGAAAGAACCAATAGAACCATCTTCTTTATTGAAAACAGATTTAACAACTCGATCTTTTACTAAAGAGTATTGAGTTTCTTCAACTTGGTTTAAGTTGAAAAATTTATGTAACAATCTATATGATTTATACACAGAACCATCTTCATTAAAGACGTAAACTAAACCTCTTAATTCAAAAGCATCGTTGTATTTAAAGTCATTGTAAGTTGCTAAACGATAGTTGAATATAGATACATTATACCCATCAACTACAAGTTTAGCCTCGTAGAAAGCAGCGTCTAAATATTGATCTATCTCAGGTACATATCTTTTACCTTGAGTTAGTTTGACAGCTTCGTTATATGTTGGTATATTGTACATCTTATTAAAATTTTAAGTTAAGTTAAATCATCTATATCTTTCCAATAATAGTAAATGGGAAAGAATACCCAAATCCAATCTATTTTTTGTATGATTTTTTTAACACGTTCAAATTTCATTTTACAAAAATACGGAAAAATTAATAAAATAATATTATTTTTTATCACTTTTATATCTTTCGATAACTCTACCTCTTAGTTCGGTTGTTGAGAATGAATGTTTTCTAGAGTTGTAATACATTTCTATGTGTGATAGATCTTTACCTGTGAAGTCTTTATCTTTATATTCTTCTCCAACTATTCTAACATTAATCGGATAAGAATAAAGAATATCTAGTAAGTCTTTTTCAGTTGCGTAAACAACAACTTCATCTACATATTTACAAGCCTCTAATTGAATAAATCTTTCAACAACACTTTGTATTGGTTTATTCTTTTCTGGTCTATCTATTGTAGGATCTGTTTGTAATCCAACAATTAAATAATCGCAAATTGATTTAGCTTCTTTCAACATCATAATATGACCAGCATGAAAAAGGTCAAAGCAAGAACATGTAAATCCTACTCTCATTGAAGTTCTATTGATTTTGGTAGATCTGATTGATCTATTTTATAACTACTCACTCTCTGTTTTGTATGTTTAACAACTCTAAATTCAAATGTTGTTTGTTTACCATCTTTAATTCTTACATGGTAATATTCATCTATTGAACCGTGAGAGTGTACGGTTCCTAATAATTTCATATCTTCAATATAATTTTCCATATTGATTATATACTGAGTAGAATATAATGTTTAGAAATTTATCTTAGCTGCTTCGTATTGTTTATCAGAAAGAATTTTAACATTCTTACCATTATGTTCTACTTTTTGAACATAATTACCTTTCAGAGCTTTCTGTAAAGAAATGATAAATTGATTATCACCTTTATAAGATCTAATTTCTTTGTTAAGTTTAATTTTTTCTTCTATTGTCATATTAATAATTTATATTTGATTTTTTCCAATTCTTGGTCCAATGTTCATCTGTCTGAACATGACCTTTTCTAACCCATTTCATTACATTATCCGAGAAATTATCATTATGAAACACACCAGCATTTCTTACGACAATACCTTCTCTTGATCCACCTAATTCAGATTGTTCTGTTACAAAACCCATAACTAAGTCTTTTAATTCTTTTTCGGTATTTACAATACCTTTAAATAAAACTGGTACAAGTGGTAAATCCAATAAGTAAGAATATTCTTCAACCACACTCCAAGGTGTCCAGATGTTATTATCTCTAACACCAAATAAATAAAAGTATGATTTTAAATTTGTATATTCTATTGAATGAATGCCTTCCATATTCTCACCGAATAAAAAAACATCATCTTCTAAATTACCTTTTACTTTTATTTCGTGTAGTTGTCTAACTTCATTATCCCATGGATTTTTAGAAAAATCTATATGTGATCTAGCAAAGACACCCTCATTTATCATCGATGAGTTAGATCCATCTAACTTTTCGGTTATGATAATATCAATACCCAAAATAGATTTAACACTCTCAGATATTCTATCATCATTGGTAGTACCGGGTGAGAAAGGTAAATGATATGTTCTTGGGTATTTACTCATGATAAGATATTCAAAAATATTGTTTATGTTACAAATATAACTGAAAAAATGGTAAAAAACAACTTTTTCACTTTAATATATAATGTATGATTAGAAAGTGTCCCTTTTGTGATGTTGTGGTTTTTAATAACCCACACATATATCATTGTAAATTAAAAACTACAAATGATAAAAGAGAAATAAAATTTATGTTTATTCAAAAAAATTTTCCACATATTTCAAAAAGAGAGGTTATTACATTAAATTATGTTGAGAATTTAAAAAGTCTAGTTGATATTAAAAATGATTTTAATATCGATTTTAAATCTTTTATATTTCTTTTGGAGTATTATTCAATACCTAAGAGGAGTATTTCAGAAAGTTCAAAATTAATATCATCTATTAAGTATAAAAAAACTTGTATGGAGAAGTATGGAGTTGATAATGTGTCAAAGGTATTGGATATTAAAAATAAAAAATCAGACACATTTATGAAAAATTATGGTGTTGATAACATATTCAAAAATAATGAATTTAAAAAATGGATAATAGATAATAATTTTGCTTGGAACAATTTAACTGATGATGAAAATGAAATAAGAAAGTGTAAACAAAAAGAATCAATTAAAAAATATTGGAACAATTTAAATGATGAACAAAAAAATAAAATATTTAATTATAATGGCAAATCTAATTTAGAAACCAAAATATCAGAAGTTCTTAACAATCTATCAATATCATATACAACTCAATTCCCACTAAAGGGTAAATTATTTGATTTTAGGTTAGTGAATACTAACATTTTAATTGAAGTAAATGGTGATTATTGGCATTGTAATCCAGAGATCTATAATATAGATGAAAGTATTAAATTCCCAGGTGGTTATAAGAAAGTATCTGATATATGGGATAAAGATAGAGATAAAAGGATAAAAGCGGAAGAAATAGGTTATTTTGTGATATACATATGGGAAAGTGAAATAAAAAAAACTAAAGATTTAACTTCTTTAGTTTTAAATAAATTATCATCATTTGTTGATCCTGGTGACCAAGGTAGATGATATGTCCGATTGTATTTTGTCTGTTCCATTACTTTTTAAATTTTCCACAAATATACTACTTTTCTAATTTTAATTGTGTATTTTCTAAAAAATTTTCTAACTTATCAACATTATATGTTATAAATGATTTTGTATCAGGAAAGTAAACTCTAACCATTAAAAACCCCAATTCACTAGCGTATATTTTCTCTAGAGTTCCTACTCCGTTTGGTGTTTTGATTTTATGCTTCATTCTTTAATTTTTTTGTGTTATATATTACATTATAAACTTTATATATGTATGTTTCTATAATAAAGAAAAATATTATAATATTATGACTATAAATATATATCCAGAAGATATAGTTAAAAGATGTTTATGGGACACTTACGTTTATTACATTTTAGGTGGTTCCGATAAAGAAGCTGAGAGAATTTTAAGGGAAAATACTGAAGTTTCTATCTCTGAACAAGATGCTCTTGTTATTGGACTTTTAAAAGTTATTGAAACTGATAACTTAATTTTCAAATTTAATAATTACATCATTGAAATCTTAACAAACAAATCTTCTAAAGTGAATGAATATTTACTTATTAGAAAGAAAACATTCGATACAGCTGTTGATAAATTTTTAGATAAGTTTCCGGATTATTGGGTACCATCAGCATCTTATGCTAAATCTCTTAGAGAATTAGTTGAATATGTTGATAACTTTAAATTAGAAGTTGAAAAATTAGAAATACACAAAGTAGTTGATAAGAATGTTACTTATGAGTTTTACAACTCCGCAACAATAAAGAAAATGTTAAAATTTAATTATTAATAAAATGGAAGATAAAAAGATTGAAGTAGAGAGTATGAAAATTGATGATCAAAAAGTTGGTCTTGACTTAACTGGTAAGAATGAAGAAATTGTATTAGAAGATAATCCAAGACTACACGTTTCTCATTTAGAAGAACAATTAAAAGAATCAAATAATAATTATTTAAGATTAGCTGCTGAATTTGATAACTATAAAAAAAGAGTTATCAAAGAAAAAGAAGAATTAAGAAATAATACAAAAGTTTCTATGATTACTTCTATTTTGGATATGGACTCTGATATTTCTTTAGCAATCAAAAATATTAAAGATGATTCAGCTCGAGAAGGTGTTGAGTTAATCGCTTCTAAAATTGAAAAGTTTTTAAAAGGTCAAGGAATTGAAACTATTCAAACTGAAGAGTATGATACTGATTTACACGAAGTTATATCAATTTTACCAATTGGTGAAAAGAAAATTGTTGATGTTGTTAGTAAGGGATATACATTAGATGGTAAACCATTTAGATATCCTAAAATCATATTAGGTGAATAATGAACTTACCAGTAAACAAAAAAAGCTTTATAGAATTATTACAACAAGACTTATATAAACAAAGTCTTGTTGATTCTATGCTTACTGGTGTTGATGATGAATTAAAATCAAATCTTAAATCTGATTTAGAATATGTTTTAGATAATAGAATTGAGGTTTTTAGTTTATTATCTGGTAAAATTGGTGATGATGAGGATGAACTAGAAGTACTTATCATACCAGCCATTAGAAAAACTTGGTCTATGGTTTTTATAAACAAACCAACTTTATTTAATTTCTCGGAATATGGTGATAAAAAGCTAGAATTATTTCAACTATATTGGGATGTTGATGATTTTATCAACTATTTAGTTGACTTTCTACCAAAAATTAAAAATTGTTTAATAGAGTTTAAGTATTTAGATATGGGTATAGAAACTTTAAACTTAGTTTGTCAAAACTATATAAACAAAATGATTTCTAATTGTAGAAATAAAACATATGATGAAATTAAATTAGAGATAAGAGATTTGAAACTTAAAAAGACATTAAAATGAATTGGTATATCGAAAGTACTAGAACAGATAAAAACTATTTAAGAGTAGTTAATGAGACTGTTGGTGAAGTAATGGACTACTTTTGTGATGAGGTTAATAAAATAGATGAGGAAGAGTTTGATGAAGATAAAATCATTGAACTATGTAGAGATATTATGAATAAACTACCAATTTTAAGATTTCATACAAAAAAAGATTATAATTGGACTACTTATGAAAATGATTCATTTTGGTTTGATTATAATTCAAATACAAAAATAAGATTTAATGAACCTCTTAAATCTATTAAAAGAGACATATTACTAAATAATATATTAAAATAAAAAATCTAAAAAATGAATAAAGACTATTATACTATTTTAGGAGTTAATAAAGGAGCAACTGATGATGAAATTAAAAAAGCTTATCGTAAGATGGCTATGCAGTTTCATCCAGATAAAAATCCTAATAATCCAGAAGCAGAGGCTAAATTTAAAGAGGCGGCTGAAGCTTATGAAACTCTTAGCGATCCTTCTAAACGCCAGAGTTATGATAGATTTGGTTCAACTGGTGGTAATCCATTTGGAGGAGGTAATCCATTTGGTGGTGGTCACGGATTTTCAATGGATGATATATTTTCACAGTTTGGTGATATCTTTGGTGGTAATCCTTTTGGTGGAAGACAACAACAAAGACAAAGAACTAAAAAAGGTGGTGATTTAAGAATTAAAGTTGTTGTTAATATTGATGAGATACTTAAAGGAACAACTAAAAAATTAAAATACAGAAGACAAGTAAAATGTAATCCTTGTGATGGAAAAGGAGGTTCTGATGTAAGAGAATGTTTAGTTTGTAATGGAACAGGACAAAGAGTTGTTGTTCAAAATACACCATTTGGACAAGTAAGAACTCAAACACATTGTCCAGATTGTGGAGGTTCTGGTGAACAAATTCACAATAAGTGTAATCATTGCCATGGAGATGGTACTACTTTACAAGAACAAGTAGTTGATATTCAAGTACCAGCAGGTGTTTCAAATGGAATGCAGTTGAAAATGAATGGTAATGGAAATGATGTTAGAAATGGAATACCAGGTGATCTTTTTATTATTATAGAAGAAGCTCAAGACTTCTCATTCAAAAGAGAAGGTAATAATATAGTTGTAGAAAAAACAATATCTGTTATAGATGCTCTTTGTGGTAATAATATAACTGTATCAACACCACATGGTGATATACCGGTTTTAGTTGAAGCTGGAACAGAACACGGGAAAACAATTAGAATTTCAGGTAAAGGTATTCCAGACTTAAATTATGGTTTAGGAGATCTTTATATAAAATTTAATTTGAAAATACCAAAAGATATTCCACTTGATGAAAGAATGATTTTAGAGAAGTTTAAAAACTCAAATACATTTAAAGTATGAAAGTAGAAATAGTTGATGGTAAATATATTTTACACGGAGTTTTACAAAAATTTGATCGAATGAATAGGAATAATGGTAGAATATACCCAGATAATTTGTTCATTGAAGAATTGAGACGATGGATAATTTCAAATAGACAATCTAAAATTAGAAAAATATATTCAAAATAAAAGAGAGAATTAAATTCTCTCTTTTTTTATTATACAAAGCTAACTTTGTGTTTATCTTTTCTTGTATAGTTCTTAGCTGATTTATGAACTTTATGTTTAGCAACCCAACCAGTAGAGTTCTCTAATTCCATCTCTCTAGACGCTTTCTTATAAACTGTTAAGATTTGCTCTTGTGTAATTTTTCCGATTTTAATTTTCCCTTTCATAACTCTCCGATTTTGTCTTACAAATATAGTAAAATTATTTTAATATATACACTAAAATAAAATAATTTTTATGGCTGATTTAAACGGTTATGGTGATGAATATGTTCCTTACCAAGGTGGCTACACAATTGAAGAAATGGTTGATTTGGTTCAAACCGAGTTAACAATTGCGTGTGCTTTACCTAAAACTTTACCAGATGCTAGTGTTAGACAAATAATAGAAAATAGAGCTCTTCCTTATTTTTACAGATGGTACCAATACGCTGTACAGAAAATGTACTTCTTAATAAGAAAAGAAGCTTTCTTCACCGAAGAATTTACGAGTTATAGATATGTTGAAGTTCCATGTGAAATTCAGTCAGTTGCTTATCTTTATGAAGTACGAGGAGATAGTTTATTTCAATTAGGTATTAATACACCAAATTTATCAGTTAACTTAGGTGTTACAAATCAACCATATCTATCATCTTATGTAACAACTATTGGTGAATTAGGTTTATATAAAACTGTATTAGATAACATGAGTGATATGTTAAATCAGTTAAATAAATATACACTTAAACACCACTTCAATCACTTAAATCACAGAATACACATATTAACTGATGTTAAATATGATGTTGTTATGGAGGCTTATGCTAACATACCAAGAGAAAATTTATTTAAAGATGATCTTTTTTATAAGTATTGTGTTGGTTGGTCTAAAGTTATGTTGGGTAATATGGTTGGTCGTTATGATTTTCAACTTCCCGGTTCGATAAAAATAAATAGCGCAGATTTAATATCTCAAGGTAAAGAAGAAGTTAAAGAAGTGGAGGATGAAATCAAGGGTCAATCAAATTCCAGTTTCTTTTTTATGGTGAAGAAATAACCAAAACGACACAATTTTAACGGGGGGAGGTTAAAATAAATTATATATAGTATATGGAAGAAATAAAATATACTATATACAAGCTCATAGACCCAATATCTAATGAAATTAGATATATTGGATTAACATTTAATGATTTAAAACAAAGACTTAAATCTCATTATTCGGAAAACTCAAAATCTCATAAATCAAATTGGGTTAAAAGTTTAAAATTAAATGGTTTAAAACCTATAATTGAGTCAATTGAGGAGAATATATTATCATATAATGAGGTATGCGAAAGAGAAATATATTGGATTGATAAATTTAAAAGTGAGGGACATCCTCTGACAAATACGGACTCAGGTGGAAATAAGAATAAAAAAATGTCCGATGAAACAAAGAAAAAAATGTCTGAATCACAGATTGAAAGGTATAAAAACTATAAACTTATTCTATCAGAGGAAACTAAGAAAGAATTGAGTATTAAAGCTAAAGAACGTTTTAGTAAAGAAGAAGAACGTGATAAATTAAGAATATCTAATAAAAGATATGAGGATTCTAAAACAGAAGAACAAAAGTTAAATGATATCTTAATACAAGACTGTAAATCGGTTTATCAGTATGATATTGATATGAATTTAATAAATATTTACCCCTCAATAAATAACGCTTCTAAAATAAATAACCTATCACATGGCAATATATCAAAATGTTGTAAGAATAAAGTTAAAATGGTTGGTGGATATGTGTGGAGATTTGAAGGTGATCTAACACCGGTTAGTTTTAATAAAGGAGGTGATAAATTCAAACCGATATATCAATATGATTTAAATGGAAATTTCATAAAAGAGTATGAGAATATAAAGCAGCCTCTGTTGATTTGGGTATATTGACACAGGGTATAAGAAGTGTTTGTACTGGTAAATCAAAATCTAGTGGTGGTTATATATGGAAATATAAATCTGATATTTAATATATAAAGTAATAAAAAAATAATATGAAGTATGAAGTATTTGAAAAATATTGAAAATTTTAAAGAGAGTTTAAGAAATAATGTTAGATTGATAGAAAATGTTAACTATCACAGAACTAATGTTAAAAATCTAGGTGAAGTTATTTTACCAGATCCAGAGTTTGGAGATTTTAAATTAAGTGTTATGCCATTTGAAAATACAGGAGGTTGGGTTTCTTTACCCGAAGGATTTAAAATATGGGAGGAAGCTTTTAATGAAGTAATTAAAAATATACCTCTACAAGAAGGCGCGAATACACACTATGTTACAATTGATACTAAATTCTTCACAACTGATGAGTTTCTTAGAAGAGAAGGAGTTCATATTGATGGTAATTTTTGTGTTGATCCTAACTTCAAAAAATTAAACGAGACAAAAGTTGATGATGTTTTAAGTGATGATTTCTTCGATGATGTTGAAGATTACGAGGATGAATTTAAAGCTTCTTGGGGTGGTGCTGAACCAAAGCCAAGTTGGGGTGGTGCTGAACCAAAGCCAAGTTGGGGTGGTGCTAGGTACGATGATGATTTTAAAGCTTCTTGGGGTGGTGCTGAACCACAACCAAGTTGGGGAGGTGCTCGTATAAAAGAGTATCAATATGAAGCTAAGTCTGATAACTCTCATGTTAAAATGGATTGGGTATTACCGTATAAAGATGTTATTATTCCAATTGCTGATTATGTGTCTGAAAGTAAAGGAGGTATTCTAACTGTATCAACTGAAGTTGGGTGTCAGGCTTGGAGTGGTGAGTTCTATGGTGAGATTTTAGGAGAAGGTTCATTTGAAAAAATGCAAGAACAATTGACCGATGATAGAAAAGTTGTATTTGAAAAGAATCAATTGTATTTTATGTCAAGTAATACACCACATGAAACTCTTTTGATTAGTAAAGGTAAACGTAGAACATTTATGAGAATTACATTAAACCACAATTATGAAAATAAAAATATAAAGTAATGAAATACATAAAGAGTTATAACGAAAATAAAGTTCATTCTTATGATTCAATGGATACAGAGGATCTTGAAGAGTTATTACATTGGTCAAGAATTGAATATAACGAATTGGGTGATAAAATTAGAGATATAAATGCTGTTCTAACAAAAAGAAAAGAAGAGGGTGAAGAATCTCATTCTAAGTCATTACCGGTTAGTATATTTGATTTTAATAAAGAACAATGTGATTGGATATTTGAACACGGTCATGGAACAACGAGTAAAAAATATAATATCTCAAATAAGTATTTTGAACAACTTAAAGGTTTTTTTACATCTGGATTTAATCCAGATACAAACCAATTTGCTTTTAAATTAAGTAAATTCTATTTCGATAATACTGATTTAGATTTAATCATAAAAAGTATGAAATTTTTAGGTGATAACTTAAAAAGAGTTAATTATACAATAAATGGTGAACATAAAGATATTGTTCAGTTTGGTGTTCAATATGAACATTTAGAAGATTATGATCATAAGGTTAATTATGTTAGTGAGAATGAATTATATCTCGTTCAATATAGAACTAAAAAGTTTGATAGTATCAAATCTCTAATAGATTATATTATATCAATAGATAATGAATAAAAAAAACCAGTCATTGACTGGTTTTTTGTTTACTTATTAAATCTATTAAAAGCGTTATCACTAATTTGAATCCACTCAACTTCTCCACAGTATTCTTCTAAAGTTCTACACCCGGTATAAGACATAGCAGACTTTAAATAATCTGTAAAGTTTTCACACCAACCAGATAATTTATATTCTACATTATTATATTTACTAATGCCTTCTCCAGTTTTAATTACTTTTCTATTCCAAGACTTTTGAACTTCTTTTGTTGACATACCTCTATAATACTTATAGATAGTAGCACCTTCATCAAAGTATTTCTCAGCTTCTTCTTTAGATAGTTGTGTAAAGTCTCCTAATTCGTTTTTAGAAAAACTATCACTACAACTTTCTAAACATTTGTTGAAAACACCACCCAACATAACAGCATCAGCACCCATCGCTAAAGCTTTAATTATATCTGAAAAGTTTTTAAATCCACCATCAGCGATAATCTTTGTTGGTTTATCAACACCATAAGAAAGATCTTTACATTCTCTTATTAAAGAAGCCATTGGATAGTGAATAGCGACGTTAGCTGAAGTTGTACAAGCAGAACCACCACCAATACCAACTCTGATCCAATCAACACCAATTTCACAAAATTCTCTATAAGTTTTTGGATTAGCGATATTACCAACCATAAGTTCAATGTTGTCTCCAAATTTTTCCTTTAATAGTTTAGAAACCTCCCAAAGTCTAAGCATATTTCCGTTTGCTACGTCAATAAGAACCTTCTTTGGTAATTTAGAATCTGAATTGTATAAATTGTAGATTTCGTCTAATCCATAAGAGTAAAAATAGTTATCATTTTTTAAAGTATCATACTTAACATTTCTTGGTAAGCAAATGTTTATATAGTTTTTTTCAAATTCATTTATGTTTTTCTCATCTATTACTGTATCCATAGGAGCTGTAAATAGTGGTAACTTATCATTTAAATATGGATTTATCTCACTTCTTGAAGAAATTGAAGAGATCATCGCTGGTACTATACTAATATCATTCCAATCAAGTTTTATCATAAGGAAAATTTATTTTTTTATCATATGTCCATTAGCAGACATTCGTAATTTAATATATATATTAAATTACGAATCTTATGTTATTAACAAAAAAGATAAAAACGACAATAGTTCCTCTAAACTATAACAGACTAAGTGAATTTTATGATGTTAAGATGTATGATATTATAGAAATTGACATAAATCATTTATCTCATAAAAGTCCAATTATAATAGATTGTTGTTGTGAAATATGTGGATCTCATAAAAAGCTACAATATAGAGCCTATTTGAGGAATAAAAGTAGATATAATTATTATTCATGTAAAGGTTGTAAAAATAAAAAGACTTCTATTACAAAAGAAAGAATATATGGTGACTCAAAATATAATAATTCGAATAAGATGATAAAAACTAAAGAGGAAAAGGGTATTTATATACCATTTGAATCTTCTATTGATTTTAAAAAATATAGAAAATTAGTTAATAGAATAACCAATAGAAATAAACCTTATTTATTTGAGATTTGGGATGGTCTTGATTTTTATGATAAAGAGAACATTTTGGAAAATATGAAATTAAACTCCAATGATATGTCATATCCGACGATAGACCATAAAATATCAATTTATCAAGGTTTTAAAGAGTCTATACCACCTTATATCATAGGTGGTATAGATAATTGTTGTATAACAAAAAGAAGAATAAATTTACTTAAAAGTAATAAATATAATTTTGAATATTAATAAAAGCTATACTTATCTTCTTCTTTTACACAATAAATAGATGCTGGATACATTCTCAACTCACCTTCAGTTTCCTCAACGATAAATCTCATTGAACCATCGATAATTTCTTGATTACAGATTTTAACTGTTGAGTTTTTAACTTCTTTTAAGATTTCAAATGCTTCTGGTTCTATGTCACTAGACATAACTAAGTAATTACTTTTACCAAATAATTTACCATTAGTTCCTTCCTCAAAGTAGGATTTTTCAATAATAGATTTTAAAACTTCTGAGTTTTGAAACTCAATTTTAACTTCGTGTTTTAACATTTTATGTTGTTTTATAATTAATTACTAAATATGATATGAGATATTTATTGATGTTATATCATCAACACTTATTACGGGTTCTGTGTTTAAAATTTCCACAAATAATTCCCATGAATCATGTGATTGATAATCACTATGATTTTTATTTATCTTCTTAATAATAGGTATTAAGGAGTTTACTTGAGTATGTGTTACCTCAATTTCTTTTCTTAAATCTTCTGTGTCTATAATCAAAAAAGCTCTCATATAAACATTGTATATCTTACACAGCTAAAAGTTTTTTTATTTCATCACTTCCATCCGGATTTGCTGAATGAATAATATATTCAGGAAAGTTTAAGTTTCTTTCTTTACAATAGTTAAGTAAAAAAATAACACAATCCAATCCAGTATAAACTCTATTTTCATCTAGATTAAACCAATATTCAAATGGAAGTTCTTCTTTTAATTCTTCAACATCAGCTAAATCATAATCAAATGCTACTAAATCTGGTATACCATTTTCAATTATCCAAGATTTAAATTGACCATACGATCTTACTATATCCCATTCTTCGTGGAATACGGTACAATTCACCTTTCTTTGCCACATATAAGTAGCACAGTCTCTAGGAATTCGCCAATCGTCTAAAAATAACCTTTTCATAATAGCAAACATACGGATAATTTTTTAATATATAAAATATGATTTGTAAAAAATGTTCCATTGATAAAGAGTTGAGTGATTTTCACAAGAAGAAAAATTCTAAAACTGGATATCAAATTTATTGTAAAGATTGCTCAAAAGATATGGTTAAAAAACATTACAAATCAAATACTAATAGAGTTTTAGAAAGAAAACGATTATATAGGAATACCGGTGATTATAAAATAAAATCAAAGAATTATGAGAGTAGTTATTCGGAGAGAAGAAAGGAACTTAGAAAAAATAATCTAAATATTAGAATCGGAAATTCAGCTAGGGATATTCTAAGAAGATGTTTAAAATATTTTGGAGTAAAAAAGAATAAAAAAACATTTGAGATTTTAGGGTATAATAGTCTTAAATTGAAACAAAGAATAGAATGTCAATTTAAAGACGGAATGTCTTGGGATAATTATGGTGAATGGCATATTGATCATAAAAAACCAATAAGTAAATTTAATAAAAATACAAAATTGAGTACAGTAAATTCTCTATCAAACTTACAACCACTTTGGGCAAAAGATAATTTGTCAAAAGGTAATAAATTTAAAGAAACGGCTTAGGACCCGTTATAGTTAAAGCCCCTCTGGGTGGACTATATTTTTGAAAACCACTGAATTCGCTCCTCGGTGGTTTTCTTTTTTTAAAAACTAAACAAATTTCAAATTGAATATATAAAAAAAACAAAATAAATTATTATGGAAGAACATATTTTAAAAGAAAACAAAAGTCGTTTTGTGATGTTTCCGTTGAAATATCATGACATTTGGGAAAAGTATAAAACTGCTGAAATGTCATTTTGGACGAGCGAAGAGATTGATTTAGCACAAGATTTAACTGACTGGAATGAAAAATTAAATGATGATGAAAAACATTATATTAAAAATGTTTTAGCATTCTTCGCTGCATCTGATGGTATCGTAAATGAAAACTTAGCTGAGAATTTCTTAAAAGAAGTTCAGTATCCAGAGGCTAAAAGTTTTTATGGTTTTCAAATAGCAATGGAGAATGTTCACTCTGAAACTTACTCTTTATTGATTGATACTTATATCAAAGATTCTAAAGAAAGAGATCATTTATTCAATGCTATTGAAACAGTACCATCTGTTAAAAAGAAAGCTGAGTGGGCACTTAAATGGATTGAATCTGATTCATTTGCTGAAAGATTAATTGCCTTTGCTGCTGTTGAAGGTATCTTTTTCTCTGGATCATTCTGTTCTATTTTCTGGTTAAAGAAAAGAGGTTTAATGCCAGGTTTAGCATTCTCTAATGAGTTAATTTCAAGAGATGAAGGTTTACACTGTGAGTTCGCTTGTTTGTTACATAACAAATACATCACGAATAAAGTTAGTGCTGAAAGAATTACTGAGATTATTACTGAAGCAGTTGAGATTGAAAAAGAATTCGTTACTGATTCTTTACCAGTTTCTTTAATTGGTATGAACGCTAAGATGATGCAACAATACATAGAGTTCGTTGCTGACTTCTGGTTAACTGAATTAGGTTGTAAGAAAGTTTATAACTCTGAAAATCCTTTTGATTTTATGGATATGCTTTCTTTACAAAACAAATCTAACTTCTTCGAGAAAAGAGTTTCTGAATATCAAAAAGCTTCTGATAAGAATATTGACTTTGATAGTTTAGATGATGATTTCTAAGATTGATTTTTTAAAGGACTTTAAATTCATTGCAAAACCAGATGAATATTATGTTGGTGGAACCGAAGTTACAATAGAATCTGATTACACTGAATGGAATCAAAATCTATTAGTTTCAAGTGGTTGGGGATTTTTCAGAGGACTTACAATGGTTTCGTATAGAGGATATGATGGTGAATTACCAAGAATGGATGGAGACACTGCTAGTTTTGCTGAGTTTGATATTTATTACAAAGATGAATTATTAAGTGAAGAAATTACATATGGGGATTTACTTAATATGATTAAGTCTGAATCGAGAAATGAAATAATAGAAGAAATAATAAAACCACTCAATTGAGTGGTTTTTTTTTATTTTAAGTGTTTTTTGATTTCACTTTTAATTTTTCCTAATTGGTCGTATTTGAATTCTTCGGCTTTCTCACCTACTTTCTTAACACCAACATAATCTTTACGGAACATTACTTGAACTTTAACATCTTCTAAGTTAACTTCTAAATCTGTACCAACAGTTTTAACTTTAGCGTCTTTCATATTTTTCAAGAAGTTCTCAATAGTTTCTCTGAATTTTTCAACTTTAACATCAGAATCAGATGATTTAGATGCTTTCATTGTTTTACCTTCGTTGAACATATCCCAAGTTTTGATATTTTTCATCTTGTCGTTTTATTTTTATATATTAAAAATTAAATATATAAATAATGAAAAAACTTAAATTATTTGAGAGTTTTAACTTTGAATCCGAATTATCGGACTTAGTAAACTCTATACCCGATTCTGATATTCCATCTCAAACAAATATCATAACTAAAATTGGAGATAAAATTATTTATACCGAAGGTTGGTGTGATAGATGTTTTTCAAACTATGATGTTTATGATAGAGATGAAATGGTACAAATGGCTAAAGAACTTGGTGAAAAGAGATTAAAAGATATTCCAAGATTACCACAATATAAAATTAGGTTTGAAGGATATGAATTAGAAGATGTTAAGTTCTATGATTTACCGGATAACTCATATAATTATGCACTGTCGGTTGGTATTTATAGTCGTAAAAATTAATATATAGAATATGAAGATATTGAAATTTGAAGAGTTTAGTATAAATGAGGCTTTACCTCGTCAACAAACAGTAGATCAGTTAAAAAAAGTTATGAAGATGTCAGCTAAAACTGATATTGGTAATCGTATTTCTGATATGAATAAACAAGGTGCTAACATTCAATATATTGAAAATCCTATTGATAGTGGTATTGAGTCATATGAAGACTATGAAAAACACAACAAGAAGTTTGTCTCTTCTTGGAACTTAAAAGGTATGTTAGGTCCGTTTAAAGGTGAAGATAATAAACAAAATAAATAAATTGTGAAAAGGATAAAAAGTTTTAAGTTGTTTGAATCAACAGGTAGTAAAATGACGGCAAAAGATAGAGTTGTTGTTCTATCTGAGGTTAGAGAGGATATAGAAGGTATACTTTATGAGTTAGAAGATCATTTAGTTGATTGTAAAGTAAATATTCAATCTATTTATTTAAAAAATGAGGATAGATTTGGTCGTTCTTGTGATGATTTTAGTTCAACCTTTCATGGTGATGATGATGGAAATGGTTTAATGCTTATGGTTACTATGGATGAAGTTGAACAAGATAAAAATAAAGATTTATTAGAAAGGTTTCTTCGTTTATTAAAAGAACATTTAGATTATGTGTGTATTGGTAATAGAATAGGAATGTCTAGTAATAGAGTTCGTGTTGCGTACACAATTGATTTGAGAGGTTATATGAATAAATTGATGGACAATCTTGAAGAAAATAAAAAAGTAAATAAAATATGAAAAGGATAAAAAGCTTTAAGTTGTTTGAATCTGTTTTAGAATTACCTGATAAGGAATATATTGAAGATGTTTTGATGGAACTACCAAGTTATTTTAAATATACTATTAGTTATTTTGATAAACCAGTTGATCAAGTTACAATCGATATCTCATCAAAGAATAAATTTACTTTAGATGAAATATCAGATGTATTTAACCATTTGGATAATTATCTTAAAGGATTTGGATTCAGATTGTATAGAAGAGGAGAAGTTGATTCTAAATCAATTAGAAATCCAGCGACATTCTCAATTGATTATATCAATTATAATTTACACATATCATATATAAGAAGAAATTAATAATTAAAATTAATATATACATTATGAAATATTTGAAAAGATTTAATGAGGCTGTAATTCAACCATATGATTTCACGGAAGCTCTTGAAAAAGTTAGATCAATGAGTAACATAACATTAGATAACTTAAAAGAGATATTCAATGATATGAATGTTGAGTTTGTTGATGTTGAATACTTTAAATCTAAACTACAAACAAAAAAGGAAATCGAGTTGGTTCCGGTTGATATGCCTCCATTAATGGGTGGTATTCGATGGGGAGCTCATAATGTTTATACTAATAAAATGTATATCTGTATAGATGAGAATGAGTTTATAAAGTCTATTAATAGTCCATTAAAGAATAGGTTATTAGACTTTTTGGAAGAAGTATTAAGACACGAATCTGTACATAAACAACAAGCTCAAAGAAGACCAGATGTAACTATAAGAAACTTAGAAAGATCACCAGTGGATCATAAGAAATATTTTAGTTCAACCGATGAAGTTATGGCTTATGCTGACTCATTTATTGTTCAATGTAGAAAAGTGGGAATGAGTGATGATGATATTTTAGATGTTTTGAGAGGTGGTAAAAAAGTATCTTGGATTCAAAATGTTTATTCTTCTATGGATTTAGAAACTCAAAAGAGATTTAAAAAATATGTATATGAATACATTAAAAAATAAAAAATACAATATGAAATACTTAAATAAATATAATGAAAATAATAGTCAGATGAAACAATTTGTTTTAACGACTACAAGTGAAAGTTCTGATCACTACATCTATTTTATTGAGCACCCACAAATGCCTACAAGAGAAGAGTTAAATAAGTTTCTAGTTGAACAAGGTAGTGATGTTTCTGATGGTGAATCTTATGAAGATATTGATATGTGTGTTGAGATAAATAATTTCAAGAGAATTTAAAAAATAAAAATAGATATGAAATATTTAAAAACGTTTGAAGGTTATAATGATAAGAGTTTAGCTGAAGAAATTGCTGAAGATATTCTACCAAAACTAGAAGAAATTAAAAAGGAAAAAGGTAAGTTCACAGTAGGTATGTTTGATAATTACATGGAAGAAAGAAAAGGTGATATGAAACTAACCGATGAAGTTATGTCTGAATTGGTAAATATGGGTTTTGATTTTGATTCGGATGACGATGATGAAGATTATTATGATGAAGATGAAGACGATGATCAAGATGGACCACCTCCAGGATTTGAAGGTTATCCTGGCCCAGGTTATTATAGTTTAAACTAATAAAAAAAAAGAGTGATTATAAATCACTCTTTTTTTCTTCATTGAGATATTTTATAAAATCAACTACTGTTCTCCAGTAGTTTTCTATTTTACTACCTTTTGAGTTTAGTCCGTTATACTCTACTTTTTTATAGACTTTACCACTATATGGACATTTTTCTTCTATTAAACATCTATGACCAGATAAAGTAACCCAATTATAAATATCTTCTTCTAATTTATCAATCACTCTAAAGAGTGAGTCATATGAAATATGATATCTTAGTGTTCCATATTCTTCACTACAAAGACTCGCGGCTACCCATAAGTCTTTAGTTTCAATTCCACCCTCATAAGTATCTGATTTAAGAAGTTCCCAGTTAGGAACCATAAACTCAGCTATGATTTTATTGCCTTCTATTATTTCTTCACTAGTCATTATTTCAAAACCATATATTTAACACCATCTACGATTTTGGTAACATATTTACCAGTTTCTTTTTTCTCAGCATTTTTAGTAGCTCTTTTGGTAGCAACTTTACCACCTTTAGATTTTTCTACTTCTCCATACTTTTGTTTTAAAACCTCTTTCATTGAATATCTTTCCATAACTCGTCTTATTTTGTTTTACAAATATAATAACTTTTTTGGAATGGCGATATAAATATATAGAATATGATAAAAAAATATATTGAGTTTATAAATGAGGGGGTTTATCCATATGGATGTATTTTATTAGAAACACCTATTGAGATGTATAAAAAAATAGTTGATTTCTTAAACCAATATAAAAATGTCGATATAATGAAATATCAAGTTGAACGTATTAAAACAATTAGAAAATGAACCCATATTATATAAGTGTTGATCCATATAGAAATGATGTTGGATATAATTCTTTTTTAAGAGCTCAAAAAATCTTAAAAATTTTTAGGGGTGAAGTAATTGATAATTCACATAATAATTATTTTGATAGTAGATGGTATAAGCCAGATTATTCTCAATACACAAAAGAGAGTTTGGGTAGTATTGCTTATACAGAATATTTATCTGAAAAGATTATGGGAATTAACCAACAAAATTAAGTAGAAAAGGTAGAAAAGGTAGAAAAGGTAGAAGTTATATATTAATATATAACTTATGAAAAAATGCAGTAAATGTGAATTAGAAAAAGATTTATCTCAATTTAAAAGATGGTCAGTTTGTATAGAATGTAATAAAATTTTAAATAAAAAATATAATGATTCTAGAAAAGAAAAAATGAAAGAATATTATATTGATAATAGAGATATTCTTATACAGAGATCTAGAGAAAATTACTCTAAAAATAAAGATTATATAATAGAGAGAAATAAAAAATATCAAGAAGAGAATAGAGAAAATAGAAATATTTATATAAATGAAAGAAAAAAATATGATAATCTATTTAAACTATCGATATCTATAAGAAAGTTGATTTACACATCGATTAAGAAAAGAGGATTTTCAAAAAAATCAAAAGTGAATAATATACTAGGCTGTTCATTTGAAGAATTCAAAATTCACATAGAAAGTCAATTCAATGAAGGAATGACTTGGGAAAATCATGGTAAATGGCACTTAGACCACAAAACGCCGATAAGTTGGGCTAATACAGAAGATGAGATATACGAGTTAAACCATTACACTAATTTTCAACCACTATGGGCTAAGGATAATCTATCTAAAGGAAACAAATGGTCTGATTAAAATATAAAATAAAATATGAAAATTAAAACTAAAAGAAAATTAAAAATATATTTTTCTATGGATCCAAATTTATATGAAGTTTTTGAAAAGCATATAGATGATAATCTTTTAGATAAATCAAAAGTTATAGAGAAATTAATTGAGGAATATATGAAAAAAAATTAAACTTTCCAAATTATTTCTAATATAAATATTAACTGACAACAAAGTCAGTATTAAAAATAAATAAAAAGCAATTATGGCAAATGAAAACATTGATGATCTATTTAATGGAGGCTTAGACAGCAAAATGGACTTCTTAAATGAGCAAAAGACAACAACAAACAACGACGGTATTTACCGAGTAGATCTTTCAAAAGTGAAAGACAAAAAAAGAGGATGGAGATCAGTAGTTAGACTTTTACCTAACTTAACAAAAGAAGGTAAAGTAGGTCAAATGGCTATCGAGAAAATCACACACTTCGTAGATATCAAAAACCCTAGAGAATTAGCTGGATGGTTTGATAGTCCAAAAAACTTCAATGAGAAATGTGCTTTAACAGATTTGTATTACACAATGACAAACTCTAAAAACGCAGTTTTAATTGAAAAAGCAAGACAATTAAAATATTCTAAAAAGTATTACTCTTATGTTCTTGTAGTTGAAGATGAACAACAACCAGAATTAGTTGGTAAAATTATGATTTTCCAATACGGTAAAACTATTAAAGATAAAATCTCTCAAGAGAAAAATGGTGAAATTTCTGGAGTACCTTGTAATGTATTTGATTTAGCAGAAGGAAAAGATTTCGTACTTATTGTTAAAGAAATTCAAACAGGTGATGAAACTTACCCAGATTATAAAATGTCAACTTTTAAAAGTGAGACAACTTCTTTACCAGTATTCAAAAACGGTGTATTCAAAAATGTACCAACTATCGAAATTGATGGTAAAGTAAGAGTTAAACCAGAAGCTCAATCTATTGTTAAAGATTTCTTAACAGATAGAGAGCATGATTTAGAGGAATACGCACCAAAAAGATTGACTGATGAGCAAAATGGTAAGATTAACGAAATCGTTAACTTCTTAACTGGAAAAGCTTCTTCTTCATTCTCAGCGACTAAAACTGAAACAAAACCATCTTCAGATGATTTTGAGTTCGAAGAAACGTTTACTCAAAAGACTACTACTACACAAGTAGAATCGGAAGACGATTTCTTTTCAGATTTGTAAGATTTGAAAAATCAATAAAAAAAGTGTCCTCAAAAAAGAGGACACTTTTTTTATATATAACTTATGACTAAAATTTGTATAAAATGTGGAATTGAAAAAGAATTGATCTTATTCGTAAAAACAAAAAATTCTTGTAAAGAATGTGAGAGTTTATATAAAAAGGAATATGCTCTTAGAAATAAAGAGAAATTAAAAGAGAAATCAAAAGAATACTATTCTAAAAATAAAGACTCTATAAAAGAAAGAGAGAAAGAAAGATATAATTTAGACAGGGAACGAAAGTTAACTTATCAAAAAGAATATTCTGAAGAAAATAGAGAAAAAATAAAGAAATATAAGTCAGAATATTCAAGGATAAATAGAGAAAAAATAAGATCGTATAAAACAAATTATCAGCGAGAGAGGAGAAAAAATGATCCCATTTTTAAGTTAAAATCTGTTATATCTAGGATAATAAGAAACTCCATTAAATGTAAAGGTTTATCTAAGAATAAAAAGTCGATAGATATTTTGGGTTGTGATATTGAGTTTTTTAAAAATTATTTAGAGGAAAGATTTGTTGGTGATATGTCTTGGGATAATTATGGAGTAATTTGGGATATAGATCATATAATTCCGTTATCCAGTGCGATCAACGAGGACGATGTTATAAAGTTGAATCATTATACAAATCTTCAACCATTGGATTCTTATACTAATAGGTTTATTAAAAGGGATAAAATAGATTTTGATTTAAACAAATAAGGTTTAGATATATATAATCAGAAGTTAAAAAATATATATATTTTTATGAAAGGTAAAAAATTTAGAGATATTAGAACTGGAGAGGTTGTTAAGGTAATTGATTCATTTGAAAATATCGCAATTCTAGAAAACAAACAAAAAATTGATGTTCGAAGATTAGGTGATACAAATTACTTTGTAGAAGAAATTGATCCTCGTTCATTTCTTAATAATAGATCAGCTTTTGAATCATTAACTGAAACAATTAAAAACATACCAACCGATAATATGGTTGATGATGGAACTGTAAATATGTCTAATTATAGTGGTCAAGTTAGACCAACTAGTGATGATAGTGCGGTTGTTTATTCATCAATTGAAGATGAAAGAGAGGAATTGGCTAGAAAGTATGGTGTGATTGATAATAGAGAAGCAACTGTTAGACAACAGGAAGCTTTATCTAGATTAATCGATGATGAAGAATTACCAACACCACCACAACAAACTTATATACCTCCAGTTGTTGATAATAATGTGCAAAGAGTAGAGGTTCAAAGAAATGAAGAAGGTGATGTTGTTCAAAGACCTCTTGCTAAACCAGAAGATCCAATTCACATAATGTTCAGAAATGCCAAAAAAGTAGTTGAGTTTAGTTTAGATTTAACTCTAAATAATAAAATTCCTAGATTAGACTTTATTGAAATGATGGAGGATTCATATGAAAAAAGTATTATAGATTTCTTAGCATCTGAAATAGCTAATGATTTATTAAAAAATCCAGAAAATTTAAAATTTCAAATTTCTGAAAAGATAAAAGAAATGGTTTATAACAAATCAGTTAAAAAAACAACAACTAGAAAAAAACCAATAGCTTCAACAAAAAGAAATTTAAAACAAGAAAAAGAAGAAATTAAAGTTTCTGAAGTAAAAAAAGTCACTCGAAAACCAAGAGCCAAAAAAGAGACTGAGCAACAATGATAGACGAAAGATTCTTATTAGCAGCTGTTAATATTAGAAAAACTTATATCAATATGTTAAGTGATTTAAATAAGTATCAAGAAAAAGCAAAAGAAACGTTACAAATGTTGAATGATGCTTATAAAAAACTTGATAATTTAGAAAAGGACATGAAAAAAGAGGAAAATAAAAACAACGAAAGTTATTCTTCTTTAAATGAGTTACTAAAAATAATTGATGAAATAGAAACTGAAGGGAAAAAGTTAGAAAACTTTACTAATCCAATCAATAAAGAAATTGAAAAATTAGCTTTAGAAGAACAAGAATTATATAAACAAATTTGTTTAAATCATCCAGATTTAACCGAAGAACAAATAGTTGAATGTGTTAAAGAAAGACTATTAAAAGAAAACCTCTGATTGTATAAATGAGAGGTTTTCTTTTTTAATATATATCTAAAACATTATAGACTTAAATGGCTAAGATTTCAAAATATTTAAAATTAGATAAAGATATATTATTAGAATATATTTATAATGATGGTAATCTTATAGCTGAGAAATATCAAATATTAATTGACTCAAGAGATAGAAGAAGATCATACGTTGGTGATCCAGATGGTGTTTCTGGTAATATACCATCAAATCAACTTTTTAGATTAGATGCAATATCAGGTAAGTTTTCAGTAGTTGATACGACTTACTATTCATATTTACAATATAAAGACTATTCAGTTGGTATACCAGTCAGACATGATACAGTTAAAATTCATATTCCAGTAAACTGGACTTTCGGTGAGCATTTAGGTTTTTATATTAAAGTTTATACATTTGATAGAACAAATACAATAAGTTTTGATTTATCAAATTTCTTTTTTGACATGACTAATACTAGTCAATCAAATTTACTAAATTATTCAGCACCACCACTTTATTTTCAAGAAAAACTATGGGGTAAAAATATATCAATTGATATACCAGCTGTTAGTGAAGTTGCAGCTCAACTAACTGGAGAATATCCAAAAGAAAATAGTATTAATTTTAATTTAACGGATGGTATTGGTTTAAGCTCAACATCTCCAATTTTCATAGATTTTTACTTTGTTGATGGTATTGAGACGATTAATGGTAGAACAAATTATATTTTAGGAACTAAAGTTACGACAACTTTACCACAAACACCAGAATTTGAAAGATTAGGATTAAAAATTCAACACTCATCCGATGGTGATTATTTTGAAATATTTGGAACATATAATAATAATATTGCTGAGTTTAAAAAGTTTATTGATGATTCTGTAAGAGAAGGACGTAGATACTATGTTCAGTATGATATTATTACTTATGAGCAAAATATAAGAGGTAAAAAGACAACAGTTACTATAAATGATGGTTTTAACGAAACAGTTGATTATAGACCAATTATTAAATTCTCAACAACAACCGCAATTATAGATGTTGAAATGAGACTTATAGATTCAGTTGATGATTCGTTTATATTAAGAAGAGCTTCTTATGGTATGTTACAAGATGAAATAACCAAATATAGCATACGTTTATCTAAAATAAATTTAGATAACGCATTAAAACCAAAAGTTTATAATATTAAAAATAATATAGATGCTGCTTTATTAGGGAATACTAACTCTTTAGGTAAATCAAATTCTGTATCTGGTAGAAATTTTGGAAAACAAATAGGTGTTGGATATAAAAATGGAATAGCTATAGGAAAAGCACTATTTTCTGGATCAAATGGAACATTTAAAGATCTATTAGCTTTACAAAATCAAGGAAACAATATTAATAATACAAATGGTTTAGGAACCGGTACTGGAAACGGAACAGGCACTGGTACAGGTGCTGGTACAGGTGCTGGTACAGGTGTTGGTACAGGTGCTGGTACAGGAACCGGAGCGGGTGGTTCTGGTAATCCAAATGGTGGTTATCCTAATGTAAACACAGGCGCTGGTGGTGCTGGTGGCGGAAACGGAGCGGGTCTTGGTGGAGGCGGTGGTGCTGGAAATGTACAAGTCCAAGAAGTAAAAGTACCTTTTCCAGTTTTTGTTGATAGATTTAATATTATAGCAAAATCAGAAAACTCAATAGTTAATAGCACAACTTTCTATGGTATTGGAAAATTACAAGTATTAATATATCCATTTGATAACATAATGAAGTTTGTTATTGCAAGTGGTGTTAGTACACAACCAGACTATTTAGATTTAACATCTTTTACAGAAGTTAAAATGGTTATAAAAAATGATACATCATCACATGATTTTAAATTGATGACTGAATCAAAAGAAGTAAACTTAAAGTTAGGACAAGTTGTATTTAAAATACCTGAATCTAAATTTTTAAATGTTAAAAAGATTTATGATGCTAAAGTAAATATTTTTTATATTGTTGGTACAACAGGTGCTAATAGTACAGTTATTTATACTGGATTATTTAAAATTTACGACAGTCTTGATAATATTCAAATTCTTAATAATGAAGCTCCTAAGGCACCAGATATCATTAAAGATCCTAAGATGCCAAAAGAAACTGCTATCGTTACTAGAAAGTTAATTTCAGGTCAAACAACACCTAATAAAAAACCATAAAAATTAATAATAAATAAATGAGGTTAAGTTCACAGTCCAGTCAGTTTATATTTAATTTACCGAGTAACTTTTTAAAGCCAGAGTTAGTTGAGACATATAAGCCTATTCTTGAAAAGAATTGGGTTCAATACGAAAATATAATAGATTATATTAACTCTACTATTAAATCTGTTAACTTTCCAGGTATTTCTATTGATTTACCAAAACAAGTTCTACCAAGAGGTAAAGAAAGACAATTCAAACCTGCTAAAAATGTTCAGGATATATCAACAACTCACGAGTTAACAATAACTTTTAGATCTGTTGACTCTGATTTAAATTATTGGCTTTTATTTGATATTGTAACAAAACACTATTTAGATTTAGATAATCAATTTCTTTATCCATTTACTATTACTTGTGTTGATATACACAGAGATGCTATCTATATAATTCGATTTTATGAAATAATATTAAAAGCTTTAAGTGATAATACATTTAATTACTCACAACAAAAAGTAACATCTAAAGAATTTACAATGACATTTCATTTTAACTTCTATGATATTGAGTTTCTTTATAATAAAGCAAAAATACTTGAAGACTTTGATACACCAGTTATTATTGATAATAATTTAATAGGTGATAACTACTTAGTTGCTCATTGGAGAAAAAAAAGGTGATTAATTTAATCACCTTTTTTGTATATTTTATTAATTTTATTTCTTCTACTCATTGTTACTTTTGGAAAAAGTCTAAATAGTTCATTCATAATTTCTTTATCAATAGACTTAGCTAATTCTTGAGAAAGTAACTTCGATAACTCATCACTGGGATTAAACTGTTTCATATAATTCTCCTGGATATGGATTTTGGTAATGATCAACATCTGATGTATGAGCATTATAGTATTTTGATTCTGGTAATTGACAAACCCACATTTCACACATCATTCTCCATTTCAGATAATCATTATTAGGCATCCAAGTGATTGGATTACATAAATTTTTAATATGTGAAGATTTACTCCACCAAAAATTACCAGAATAATGTTTAGGGGCTTTACCATATCCCCAATACATAGGATGAAATTTGATATCTTCTGGATTACCTCTTAAATTAACACCAGTACAATCATTCTCTTTTAACTCTTCTAATCTATCTTCCCATTTATTTATACTAAAATAAGATAAGTAATTAGTCCAATCCGTTATAAAAGGATGATTTCTACTTACTCCTTTTGTGTGTAAATAAAGAACATTGAAATCTTCGTCTTGTGAATGTTTCCAAATTAGATCTAAAGTTGGAAACTCATTATATGAAGTATCTTTATATTTATTCCAAATTTTATATTTAGGATCATCTAAATTCACCTTTAATAAGTTTATATCACCATTAATGACTAAATTGATTACATCACAATTTTCGTATAAACTACTATCTTTAATTCTATTTAATAGGTTTGTCAAAACTTCATTAACAGAACCCATCACAGCAACATTTATATAAACTCTATTCATTTTCTAATATTAAATTTTCAAGTATATAACTTTCAACAGAATTGTATCTATCAATATTAGTCATACCATGTACATCTTCATTACTAGACCAGTTTCTTGTATACCACATATGAATTCCTATATCTGGTGAATCTTTATCTAATCTAGGATTTGTCGATTTAAATCTCTCATCAAAGTGTGGATATAAATAATCAAATTTACAACCTAACTTTTTCATAGTCCATAAAAATGCGTAGTAAGGCTCTTGTTCATAATTAAAATTAGAACCACCTTGAATTTCGTGTTGATATTTAAAATCTTTTTTATAATCTTCTTCAAACTTAATTCCATAGTTATTAAGCCAACCATTAACAGGATGAAACCCAAATTGTATATTTGAGAAATTAACTTTTCTCAAAAATTCAATTTTACCCATAAGTAAAAAAGCATTAATAGCCACTGGATTAGCACCTCTAAATTGAGAATATCCATCTGATACACCAAGTATATCAACACTTTCAAGTTTCTGAACAGCTTTTAAAAACTCATCCTTTGATGTTAAAAAGAAATCTTCATCAATATGAACAAAGTATTTACAATCAGTTTTTTTAACTTCTTCAATCCAATAAAACCAAGAATTGGGCCATTCCTTTCTACCATCAACTACTATATGTTGACTTTCAGGAAAATTACTCTTTAAAATTTTTGATTGATAATTCAAAAATTTAGTATATAGTGTTGTTGTTACAAAACAAATATCTTTTTCGTTAATCATAATTTTAATTTATATTTTTCGTTAAATACATAGAACCAAATTCTCTCCATTATCCACGGCATTTTATTAACACCACCACCTTTATGTGGTGGAATCACTGTATCATTTATATCATCTCTATCAAACTCACTTAGTAGGTTAATATAAAATTGCTTAGGTCTCATTTTTATAAAATTTCTACTAACTAAAAATTGAGCTCCTACTATAAAATATAATTCATTTGGACTATTTTCAAAATATTTATCAAATATAATTTCTTTTATATTCAAACCAGGGTGTACAGGTCCGCCATCCAAGTTACATTTTAAAAGATGTGATAAACAAAGAAAGTCTGATCCGTTATAAGAGTCAATAGTCTCAATATTTTGACTTAAATTACCCTTTACTCCATCATATGGATTACCTTGTAGGAAACAAACATAATCAGATAAATTATCATAATTATTAACTATATGATATAGATAGGTATGAGCTTCTCTACCAAAATTTGGTAAATTTATATAACCATTATCATCACCACTTTTGTCATAAATAAAAAGTTTAGATCTCTTAAATAGTTTTGTCCAACTTATATCTTCTTTATATTTAGCTATTACAACTTCGACCATATCTCATCTTTTGATTTTTTTAAAGCTTCTGCTATTACTTGGTGCATGTCATAATATTTATAATTTGCTAATCTACCACCAAAGATATATTTATCTAAAGCTTTACTTCTTTCTTTATAGAGATTATATATAGAATTGTTTAAATAATCATTAACAGGGTAGTAAGCTTCATTTTCACCATTATACTTTTGTGGATACTCCTTGGTTATTATAGTGTATTTAGTATCATCTAATAAGTCAAAGTGTTTATGTTCTATTATACGGGTATATGATACATTCTCGCTAGTGTAATTAACACCAGCAACACCTTGATAATTTGAGATAGGTAATATTTCTTCATCAAATCTTAAACTTCTATATTCTAATTTACCAAATTCATAATCAAAAAACTCATCAATCTTTCCAGTGTAAACAATTTTATTTGATATAGATTCATAATATTCACGTTTAGATAAAAAATCTTCACCATAAATTACTTCTATATCACCAACTATATTTTCTATCATCTTAGTATATCCACCAATTGGTATACCTTGATATTTATCTCTATAATAGTTATTATCATATTTAAATCGAATTGGTATTCTTTTAATTATAGAAGTTGGTAATTCAGAAGGATCTTTACCCCATTGTTTTTTTGTATATTCTTTGATTAGTTTTTCATAAATATCTTTACCAACCATAGAAAGAGCAAACTCTTCTAAATTTCTTGGATTATCAATATTTATTCTCTGAGAATCTATTTTAGATTTAACCTCTTCAGGTGTAAAAATATTCCACATTTTACCAAATGTATTCATGTTGAATGGTAGATTATAAATCTCACCATTATAGTTTGCTAAAGGTTCATATCTAAAATGATTAAACTTAGCATACTTATTAACATATTCCCAAACTTTATCATCCGAAGTATGAAATATATGAGGTCCATATTTATGAACATTGATACCATGTATATTCTCAGTATAAAGGTTACCGGCAATATGTTTTCTCTTTTCAATAATTAAACAACTTTTACCAGAGTTTTTCATTTCTCTAGCAAAAACTGAGCCAAATAATCCCGATCCAACTATTAAATAATCATACTTCATATCTTTATCCAACTTTCTGGTATAATATCAGTTGTGTTAATATTAGCCATATCACCAAACCATTTCTCAGGAGCAACTACTTTTTTATTCATATTATTATTTAACCAAGCCCCCCACCAACTGAATGAACTATTAGCAATAATATTATTCTTACAAAAAGACATCAAATATAAATCTTGAATGTCAGTAAAACCTTCCATAAATATCATATTATCAAAATGTAAATTTTCTTTACACCATTTTATATCATCAGAAAAAACAAAGATGTAATCATATTCACCAATTGTCTCAACTGCTTTATTATAATACTCAATAGATTGTACTGGATGATAACCATTTGAGGTAACATAATCAGTTCTTCTTATATGAAGTGAAATATTATTTTTATCAATCAATGGAGTTTTTAATAGTTTACTCAACATCTCATCACTTGGTTTAAAATCTTCTCTAATCAAAGATTCTATTTCTTTAAAATATTTTTCACTTTGCCAATATCCATCTAGATAATAATTTACATTCACTGGCTTTGGCACCTCTTTAAAAATAAAATTATCTTCTATTTTATAGATAGGACCAACTAATGATACTCTTAAATCTGTATTTGTTGAAATGTTTGTAAATCTATTTAATAAAAACTCTCTTTGAGTTGTACCGGGTAATCTATAATTATAGAAATTAGTATCTAATCTCAACTCGGTATCATGTTTATGAGATAAATATCTACCATAAGCCCATTGAAACATTTGATTTCCTAAACCACCTTGTATTTTACTTATAATCATAATCTTTTTATTTTTTATCAATGTATGTGAATTTATCACTTTTAATTTTAGGAGGATCAAATTCACCACCAACATTATAATTAAACCATCTTTCAGGAGCAACAGTAATTATATTATCATCATTTAACCAACTAGCCCACCAAGAAAAAGAAGAATTTGGTATAACCGTATATTTAGATTGATAAAGTAAGCAAAAATCAATTTCCATCTCATTACTAATAACATCAAAATCTGGGAAAAATTTCTTAGCCTCCTCAACATCATCCGTTATTACTAAAAACTTTAAATCATTTTTTACTTCTCTAACTTTATCAATAGCATCTTGATAGTAAGTAATAGGTAAGTACCAATGATGAATATCTTTATAATCAGCTCCTCTGAAGTGTATATAACAATATTCATCAATTGGATATTTTTGAATCAAATCAATTGTTTTATCTATATTTTCTTTTCTAATAGGAATCCAAGATTTTACTAAATCTTTTTTATCTATAAAATAGTTTTCGGATTGAAAAAAACCATTTAAAAAAGTATTATCTGATACATTATCAAGAGATCCTTCTTCTTGTTTGTGTAGTAAATCACCATCGATTTCACCAAAGTCTATATCAAATAGTTTATCACCAATCCAATAATGTGGATTTGATGGATTTGACATCTCATAGTATCCAAACTTTCTACAATAATTTGCTAAATTATTACCTTCTTCTTTACTTTTTGGTACAAAAAATTTAATACCACTGTTATATGATGCTAATCTAGTAGCTAAATATTGAAATATTTGATTACCTAATCTACCATTAAAATAAACTGAAATCATCTTTTAATTATTTTTTTGTAATATTTCTATAATAGAGTTAAAACATCCATCATAGTCAAAATATTTTTTATAAATCTCTCTACCTCTCTCAACATATCTATTTATATCCTCAGGTGTTTTAGAAGATAATATTTCATCTAATTTTGAAATATCATTAACATGAATTTGTACTCCAATCTCATCAAAATTAAATTCAGTATTAAAAGGAACTAGTGGGTTATCATAAATATAGACTGGTATAGATTCGTTTTGAAGAGCTTCACATATTCTAAAGGATGTTTCACCATATCCTCTTGGACAAAGAGAAAAAATACTTCTCGACATAACATCTCTAAATTGTTCATAACCAATTGGTTGTGAAATAAAGTACTTAGAATCACCTCCTAATGAATTTCTCATTGCGACTCTAACTGGGTGTGTATCACTACCAATAAAAGAAGCAAATATATCTTTATCAGGATTTATAAAAATATTTGGTGGTGGTAAACAATTCAACGGAATTGGATAACATTTATCGGAATATTTACCATGACCACCCATAGCAAATATTTTAATATCTAAATCACCAAAGTTATTTAAAATATTATCATCGTATTGAACAATTGTATAATATTTTTTATCTTTATCTAGATTATCAATAAAATTTTGAATATCGGATAAATCTCCATTACCATAGTTTCTATTAACATACAAACTTGTCCAAAAAATTGGAAGGTATATTCTCTCAGTTTCTATCTGGTTTTGTAAATATTTACTATAAAAAAACTCTTCAAATATTTGTGAGTTAAAAGGTGGATAGTGAACATTTATAACAACTCTTAATGAGTCAGGTGTTTGTATCATCATTGTGTAAAAATATTTTTTAGTATATTAATTTGATTACCACTTTTAGAAGAATTATTCATATAGTAACTACCTTGGTGTACTCTATGTGTATATTCTAAATCAGGACAAACTTCTATATAATTGGTTTCATTTGAACTTAAAAATAAATAATTAAAAAATCCAACATCACAAATATCAACATCTCTATTAAATGTGTTTATATCAAATGATTTTATATATGATTCTTTATTAACAAAAAAATTACCAGTATTTAATAAGACATCTAATAAGTCACCACCATCTAAAAAGTGTTTTTTACAAAATGCCTTATCAATCCTAACCCCATTAAATTTAGTATATTTTATAAAAATACCTTTTTCATTCCACATGTTATGTTCATGATGAATTAATCTTTCTGGTGATATTAGTTTATTCTTAGACCAATCAGTTTGATATATTTTATCAATGTATGTTACATCAATAATATTATCAGAGTCTAATAAAATTATATATTCATTCTCCGCTTTTTTAACACACTCAAGTTTATTAAAAAATGTTCCTAAATTTATATCTTGTTTATATAGTTTGATTTTGTTATTAGATAATCCATCTAATGCTAATTTTATATTAGCATAATTTGATGAGTTATCATCCATTATAACAATTTCTGATATTCTATCATCATTTAAAACTTTGATAAAAGAATCAATTAATATTTCAATTCTTTCATAATTTGGTATACATAAAGATATATTCATTTTAGCTCATAATTTTTTGATATAACTGTCTAGTCCACTCACCTTCATTAATCTTATTCATATGTTTTAAATAGGAAGAGTTACTATGTATTCTATGTTTATATCCCATATCTTTTATTAAAAACAGTTTATTATCGGATGTTAGCCAATCAGATAACAATGTAATTGAATCTAAAGAAGATATTAACCTAGTGTCATAGTTTGGACTGTTTTTTTCGGAACATTTTATATAATTTTCTTTGTTGACAAAATAGTTACAAGTATTCATCATAGTTTGAAATAAACTATTAAAGTGATCTAAATTTCTGAAGTTCTCTTTAGTTATTAATCCTGAATAAATTCTATAATCAAAATAACTATCGTGATGACCATTCTCGTTTATTTTCTCGATGAAAGCTGGTGCGTATATCGTATCACTATTCCAATCATCTATTTCATATAGGTGATTGATATAATTTTCACCAATAACATTATCAGAATCAAATAAAATAACCCAATCATTACTACAATTTTTTATAGCTCTTATCTTGTTAAGATAAACACCTAAGTTCTCACTATTTTCAATAAGTTTAACTTTATCTGAGTTTAATTCAGATATAATAACTTTTAACTCATCTAAATCAGATGAGTTATCATCACAAATTATTATTTCAGAAACTCTATCATCCGTAATTGGATAAGATAGAGTTTCTTTCATAAATTTGCTATTATTGTAATAAGGTATAGCAATTGAAATTTTTCTCATTATAATTTATTTTTTTTAACAAAAAGACCATCTCCCCAAGTACCACCTACCCAGTTTTGTTCTACAAATACAAAACCAAATTGACCCAAGAATTGACACAACTCATCTATTTTAGCACAGTTTTTATAAACCTCATCTCTGTTAATTTCAGCAATGATGTAATCTACATTTTTTAATGTTTCGGTAGCTCCTTTAAAAACTTCTAACTCATATCCTTGAACATCAATATTAATAAAGTTGTATTCTTTATTTGAGTTATCAATAACATCATCTAATCTTTTCATCTGTACCATTTCCCTATCGTGAAAAACAATACCAGGATATTGTACTAAGTGTAAAGCTGGTTCTAATATAGAAGAAGATTGACCATTATTTGCTGTTTCAACAAACATTTCAATTTCTTTTTCTTCTGCTCCTAAAGCAATGTTATATAAAGTTGCATCTGAACCAACTTTTGATTCCAATACTTGGAAGTTATTTTTCAAAGGTTCAAAATAAACAATCTTATTTATATTATTCATTTTATATAATGAATGTTCTTCACCATAGTGAGCTCCAATATGTAGAACACCATTAATCTCCATGTTGTATTTTCTTAAAATACCGTTAAAATCTAAAAGCATATTATTTTTTATTTTTTATATTTGTTTTTATAACAAAGTTTTTATTTCATTTCTTGAAAACTATTTTTAGCAAAAAGTTCATCAGCAACGTCTTTCTGTAATTTAGAGTCAACAAAATGATCATTTTGTTGGTGTATTCTGTAATAATAGATAGGATTAGGATTGAATTTTATTCTATCAAACCCAGCAATTTCCATAAGTGGTGTCATTGTAGCAACATCACAACTCATAGTATAAAAATCGCCATTTTTATCTTTGAAACAATTTAATTCAGGATCTTGATTCATTAACTCCTTATATAACTTATATTTATAAGTTCTCATGTGAGAAGCCCAATATCCGCCATTTCTAAGTTGTTTAAACTCTTCTCTTGTATATGGTTTACAATGACCAATTTGACCATTTGGCCAAACATACTGACCATAGGTAAGTAAAGTATTGTCTTGATATAAAGAATTTAAAATATCTAAAGCATCTGGTGTCACTAAAAAATCATCACCATCTAAAATACAAATGATATCCTCATCATCTAAATTAGATTCAACTATACCATAGTGTATGTTAGGTAAGGCAGTAATTCTTTCTTTATTTTTTCTTAAAGTAAATCTTTCATCTTTTGGTAAATTGAAAGAAGTACCATCATTTGAAGCATCATCACAAAAAATAGCTATCCAATTTTGGTATTTCTGACCAATAATTGACTTAGCACAATCTTGAATATAGTTAATGACGTTTCTATATGGGATTATAAAAACAAATCTATTCATTATTTAATTATTTTTTATTTATATAAAATAAAAAAGAGAGAGTTTAATCTCTCTCTCTTTTTAAAGATTATTCATCTTTCTTTTTTCTTGTTCGTTTTGGTTTCTCAACCTTAACATCATCATTCTTTACTTCTGGTAGTAAATGTTCTTGTAACTCTTTAATTTCACTTGGTGTGTGGATAGGTTTAATAAAAGATTGTTCATCCTCTTTATTATAATCACATAAGAATTTTGTTCCTTCTTCTGGATTATTTTCAATAATATAATCAGTAATTATATCATCAACCCATCTTTGAATAGCTCTCTTTAAAGGTCTAGCACCAAATTTAGGATCATAACCAACTTCAACAAGATGATCTTTTAATTCATCTGTGATTTCAATTGGGAAACCAATGTCAGATGCTCTCTTAATTGTTTTATTTAATTCTAAATCAACAATTTTCAAGATTTCATTTTTACCTAAATCTCTAAAGTAGATAATGTCATCTAATCTATTGATAAACTCAGGAGCAAATTTATTTTTCAACTCTTTATCTAAAATCGCCTTAATGTGTTCTTCATTTTGACTTTCTCTTGTTTTAGTAGAGAAACCAACTCCAGTACCAAAATCTTTAACTTGTCTTGTACCTACGTTAGAAGTCATTAAAATAATACAATTTTTAAAACTTACTTTTCTACCGTGTGAATCAGTCATGTGACCATCATCTAACATTTGTAAGAATAAGTTAAATACCTCAGGATTTGCTTTTTCAATCTCATCAAAAAGAATAACAGAATAAGGTTTTCTTCTAATTCTATCAAGAACGTTACTATCTTCATAACCAACATATCCTGGAGCTGAACCTTGAATTTTAGAAATTGAAATTTTATCCATATATTCAGACATATCCAATCTAATTAAAGAGTCCTCAGAGTCAAATAGATATTTAGCGATTTGTTTAGCCAACTCAGTTTTACCAACACCAGAGTTACCAATCAACATACCACTGAATACAGGTCTGTTAGCATCTTTCATACCAACTCTACCTCTTTGAATAGCTCTAACTACTTTCTTAACAGCTTCATCTTGACCAACTACTTTACCAGCAATTTCTTGACCCATTTTAGCAAGTCTATTGTTTTCCTTTTCACTTACTTTTTGTAAAGGAATACCTGTAATCATTGATACAACCTCTGCTACATTATCCTCAGTTACAATTTGACGATTTTTAGATGATTCTTCTTCCCAGTTTTTTCTAGCCTTTTCCAAAGCATCGTTCAACTTTCTCTCAGTATCTCTTAATTTAGCAGCCTCTTCGTATTTTTGAGATCTGATAACATCATGTTTTTGATCCTTAATCTCCAATATTTTGTTTTCAATATCTGTAATTTCTTTTGGAACAACAATATTTGAAATATGAACTCTTGATCCAGCTTCATCCATAGCATCAATAGCCTTATCTGGTAAAAATCTATCAGTCATATAACGAGAAGTTAAATCAACACAAGCCTTAATTGCTTCCGGTGTGTAAGTAACATTGTGATGTGACTCATATTTATCTTTAATATTACCAATGATAATCATTGTCTCTTCTGGAGTAGCAGGTTCAACTTGAACTTTTTGAAAACGTCTTTCTAACGCTCCATCTTTTTCAATGTGTTTTCTATACTCGTCTAAAGTAGTAGCACCAATGATTTGAATTTCACCTCTTGCTAAAGCTGGTTTAAACATATTGGAAGCATCCATTGATCCAGAAGCTCCACCAGCACCAATCATAGTATGAATTTCATCAATGAAAAGGATGACATCAGGATTTTTTTCCATTTCAGCCATTAAAGCCTTAATTCTTTCCTCAAATTGTCCACGGTATTTAGTACCAGCGACCATAGATGCTAAGTCAAGCATAACAACTCTTTTATTAAAAAGAAGTCTAGATACTTTTCTTTGAACAATTCTAAGTGCTAATCCTTCAGCAATTGAAGATTTACCAACACCTGGTTCACCAATTAAAATTGGATTGTTTTTCTTTCTACGAGAAAGAATTTGTGAAACTCTTTCAATTTCTTTTTCACGACCTACGATAGGGTCTAATCTACCCTCTTCAGCCATTTTAGTCAAATCACGACTATATGTATCTAAAACTGGAGTTTTAGATTTAGTATCAGATTTCTTAGAAGATGAAGAGAATGTCTTATCATCATCATCATCATCTTCAATAGCCATTCTCACATCAGGTAAGTTTTTGTAATACTGATTGTCTTTATTAGTTTTTCCCATATTATTAAAAAATTTTGGTTACAAAGTAATTTATTATATTTTATTTTTCATCAGAAGTTTTTTCTTCTGGTAGTATTTGTTCTAATCTTTCGTTTCTTTCATAAGCTTTATCCTTGATACCCCACTCTTTACTCTTTATTGTAAAAGATAAAATATTATCAAAAATATCCATCGTTTTTATACTAGCTGAAAACCCCTTTGATTTATTATCTTCCCAATCAAAAACTTTTTTACTCGAATAGTAATTAAGTATTATATCAAAATAAGTTGGATTAGATTTAGTATCTATTGAAAAAAAACTAGAAGTCCAACTATTATCAATAGTGAATTGATGTTCAGATTTAATAATCTCGAAAATATTATCTTCTATTTTTAACCAAGTTGTCATGCTAATCTAAATTTTGATAAGTAGTCTCTAAGAAATACATTCTTTTCACCACCAATGTACTCAACCCATTTTTGATAGATTTTTTGTTCTTTTGGTATCTCGGAATACTTTATTTGTTTTTCTAATCTTGAAACATTGAATCCAAAACCATGATTATCCATAATCATATCACCATAGTTTTCAACAATCCAATCTCCAAGACCTAAGTATTTCTTATTAAAAACTCTTTCATCCACAATAAAACAAATACCAGATAACATATCATTTAAATCTGGTTCGTAGAAAGTAGCAATCTTAACATCATTTTCTTCTAAAGTGGTTTTAATTGTTTCCATTGATCCAACATAAGTTTCATCTTCTCTCCAACCTTTATTGAAAGCTTCTTCTCTATATCTATCAACAGAGTGGTTTGAGGTACCACCATTAAGAATAATAAATGTTTTATTATACTTAGCCCAATTTAAGTAATCATTATCTAAATGATTTACTAATCCATATTCAACTACGGTGTGTCCAAATTGTATTCCTTTTTGTATTTCACTAATGTTATATGGCACGAATCCATACATCCTTAATTCTAATTTTTCCATAGAGTTTATATTAGAAAAATTATTTTAGTTTAATAGAAAGACTACGATTACTAAATTGTTTTAATCCGGTGACTTCCAATAAACTCTTTTTATTTATAAATTCGGGAATATTTAATTCATAATCTTCTGATGGTATTTCAATCTCAGCAATAATTAAGTGATAATTATCTTTAAATAAATCAACTTCCCATTTTAAGTCACCATCTGGATAAACCCATCTTTCTTTTCTTATATGACGAGCGTTTAATTTATTTGTATAACACTTAGTTTTAAACTTATCAAACTCTTTTTTAGATATTTCTTTTTCTACTTCTTCGTTTGACATATCATTAATTCTATATTTTATGGTATGAATCCATTTCTTACCATTTACATTAGAATCGTATTGTCTAACTCTTTCCCAAATACCTTCTTTATTTTTAAAATAAAATTGGTCTATTTTTATAATCTCACTTGGAAGAATATCAGGCATTGCCTTTAAAAGGAATTTTCTTTCAATTTCTATCATTTCTTATATATCTTTCTACTTTTTCAAAATATCTAGTGACTATTAAAAGTCCTATTGTTAAAATTATAGGTATAAGAACTAAACCCATTCCAGCTAATATTCCAATTCCAGATATTACCCAGATAAAAGCCGCGGTTGTTATACCAATCATTTTATCATTATCTCTCATAATAACACCACCACCTAAAAATCCCATACCAGTAACTATTGTTGATAGGATACGAGTTGGGTCAACATTGTACAAAGTTCCTGCATAAAAGGAACCAATAGTAAAAATTGCTGATCCAACACAAATTAGAAGGTTTGTTCTAAGACCAGCAAATTTATTTTTCTTTTCTCTTTCCCAACCAACTAGTGATCCACATATTGTTGCTACTAGTATTTTTATTGTTATAGGAAGTAGTAGTGATAGTTCATTATAAATATTCATTACTTATTTATAAAAATAATGTTTTTTCATTTACAAAAAAAAGAGGTCTTAAAAATAAATCTTTAAGCCTCTTTTTAATCACTATTCAAAAACTAATTATTATAGTTTAAAAAATAAATTAAGTTTATTTTAAACTTTTATATTTTAGTTTATATATGTCATGTAACTTTTAAAATTGAATATTATGGAAAATAATTGCGACAACAGATTGGAAATTTCGGGAGATCCTGAAAATTTAAAAAGACTATCAAGAGGAAGAAGATTAATATAAAAAACCACTGAATTTCAGTGGTTTTTTTTATTTATATATACAATATGTATAGTTACATTGAATTTTTAGCATATGTTGGGTCAGTTATAATTTTTATATCTTTTGTTGTAAAAAATGTAAAGTGGCTTAGAATATTAAATAATATAGGATGTGTCATCTTTTTATTTTACGCCTTTTATCATGGAAGAACACCACTAATTCTTTTGAATAGTGGTGTTATATTAGTAAATACTTGGCATTTAATTAAGAAGTCTTAGTTTCTCATTATAGAGAATTTATCTTCTGGTTTAACTATATTAAGTTTTTCACAAGCCATCATAAAAGAGTCCATTATAGAATAAACATCTTCCATTTCTGTTACTTCATAATCTCTAATCTCCCAATTATCTTGATCGTCATCTTCAACATCTTTCAATATTAAAGTAATAACATAAGTATCTTCTATAAAAGCTAATCCAGCTTGAGCATAAAAAGTCATACCTTGTACTGGTTTATATGAAGTTGCATAAAAAGCTACAAATCTATCTCCATCATGATCGACTAACTGTGACTGAAACTTAGTTAGTATTGGATATTGAATTAAAACATTCTCAACTAATTTATCTGTATTCTCATCACCAGAACTTAAAGGTATTTTTGTAAAATTTTTAGAAATCTCTTTATCCATTTCTCCCTTTAAATAAGGTATTTCAAATCTTGATTTTAAATCTTCATCATCAAAAAACTCAAAAAACTTTTTCATTATATTTCTTTATTTTTTTCATCTAAATAATCTAAAAGATTATTGATTAAATTATCGGCTCTATCATAAAGTTCTTTATTCTTTAACTTATTAGCTACATAATAATTAATATTTTTATTTGTATAAAACGTTTCTATTAAATTATCAGGAACCCAAACTCCAGAATATTTAAGTTGCATTACGAATGGCATTACGACATTTTTGGCATTATTTGAAAAACCATCATCAAATACATCGGAATATGATTCTGGTAATTCTTTACCCTCATAATCATCAGCACCGTCATCACCATGTGCGTAAAATCCACCAACTTTACCTTCTAAATGATTTCTTAGAAGATTGTCATATTTACCAGACTTAGCGAACTTACCAGTAACTTCTGATCTTTTAATATTATCAGAACCCATTAGTTTCTTGGCATCATCAATTGTAAGAGTTTGATTAACACTGACCAATCTATCAAAAAGAGTTTTAACTTGTGATGATAAGGAGTGCCAGTGTATTGGAGAAAATACTAAAAAAGCATCAGCCTCTTGTAGTAATTCATAAACATTTAACTCTGAAAGTAAATCAGGTTCTTTCATCCCTTTGAAATAACAACTACAAGGAAAGTGACAATTGTGAACTTCTATACCTTCACATATAAATTTATGTGATTTTGAAACAGATATATCATAAACATTTGATCTACCAATTTCTTCTATTTTTTCGACTTTACCATAATAGTCATAATTTTTAGATTTTCTATAAGAAATTTTTTTAAATTTATAATCCTTATTAAATATTCCTATTTTTTCCATAAAAATATTAGCATTAAGGCCACTTATAACTAACATAGATGCTCTTTTTATAAATTTATTAAACCTAAAAGTTTCTATATGATCCAAATAGGTTATAGATGATTTTATACCAAATTTAGAAAGTAGCAATTGACAATCTCTTAAAGAATCTTTACTAACACTTGTTAGATTTATTTCATAATAATCGTTTCCTCTATTATTTCTTTTAATAATTGATCCATCACTAGCAAACCAACCATTTAAAAAATTAGAAACTTGACTTTTTGATGAATTCATTATGGATTCTGGAATTCTTCGATCATATATATTCTTGTTTTTTTCTTCAAATATAAGATTGTTGATAAATAAATTGGTTTCATTGTCATTAAATTTTATCCATTTAACTTCGGTATTTTTTGATATAACTCCCTTCTCAGAAATTGAGATATTAAAATTATTAGATAGTTTTTCAATTAGAATTTCATCTCTTACATCATAACATAATTTAAGTCTTTTATGATGAACCGCTCCATCTCCCCATAATAAGCCACATAAAAGATATTTATCTAAATTTGATTCATCTTCTTTAAATTCACCAGTAAATTTAAATGGTATTCTATCACCGGTTTTTAGATTCTTAACATCGATCCATTCTTCAGTATATCCTTTTAGTTTTTTTTTATTATTATTTTTGTAAATAGGATTTATTACTTTTATAGGATGATTATCAGTTAATTTTATTTTTCTTCCGTCGCTTGTTGTAACCTCATATATAATAGAATTATCACCGGTTTTCATAAAATTATAAACGGTTCCGGTTGATAATTCATCTCCTATTAAGATATCTTCAATTTTTTTATATCCATATTTAGTCTCAACTCTCTCACCTTCTGCGATACAATGAAATCCGCCAGCAGTTGAAACACAACCCTTACAAGGTTGTATATTTGGTTTTTTAGATTTATTTACAGATAAATCAATAACTTTTATTTCTAAAAATGGAGACCATTTTTCTATAACATACTCAATTACTTTGTGAGTTTTTGATTCCATATTAGGACAAGTATCAGGATCTCTAGGTGATCCTTGAAAAATCAATACTTTCCATTTTTTATCTCCGAGTTTTCTTATCTTCATATTTTATATATTAAAATTAAGAATTCTATTTTTAATATATAATCTATGGACTATATAAGAGACTATAAATCATTTGTAAAATCTGTTAGAAAACAGGTTCCAATTATTGAAAAGCAGATATTTAATGACTTCTCAAATTCGATATGGGAAATGAGTTTAAGATCATCTATATTCACTAACGAAGAAAAATTATTCATTAAAGAGAATTTAATAAGTCATAAAATTGATTTATTGAAAGAAGAATTTGGAATTAAAGATTTCTTTAAAACAGTTTATGATAATGGTAAAAAGGTTGGTGGTAAAATGTTTTCTACTATAAAAGAAAAACTTTTAAAGATTAAAGAAGGTATGAAGTCTTTAATATCAGGTGTTGTAAAGTTTTTTGAAGCAATTATAAAAGTTCTTTTAAATATTAGTCAAAACAATGTTAAGAACATAACAACTCAATTCAAACAACCAATTGACAAGAAAATAGTTGAGTTGATAACTCAGAAGAAAATAGACAAAGAAGAATTAAAAAGTGATTTATCAAACATTAAACAAACAACTGACTTTTTAAAAACAAAGTTTGTTTCATCATTCAATAAAAAAATTGAAACGGTAGATGATAAAGTTATCTCAGATGCTGAAGCTGAAGTTTCAAATATAGAAGATGAATTAAAATTAGAATCATTTGATATTCTTAAAAGTTTTTACTCAATAAATGAGGATTTTAAAGTAGGTGATAAAGTTTCTTATACAAGGGATAATGGTGAAACTGCTGAGAAAGAAATTTTTAAAATTGATGGTGATACTATAACTTTCAAAGATAAAGACGGAAATGAGTTTACTAAAAATGTTGGTGATGTTAAGGCTGTTAAAAGTGTTTCTGATAAAGTTTTAGATGCTAAAGATTGGTTTATGAAATGGTTTTTAGATATGAAACAAACCTCACCACCAGAGGAAGGAAAAACTAAATGGTGGATGAAATTAGTATTGAAAGTTATTCTTTTGTTATTAGCGCCTATGAAAGCTTTAATCTCAACTTCTATAAATTTAATATCTAAAAATGCAGCAAAAGGTCTTTCAAATTTTGTAAAAGCATTAGGTGGTCCGGGTGTGTTTGAATTCGCAGCATTAAACGCTGTTATATTAGGTATTCCTAATTTAATTGATTCACCAAGTAAAGTTATATTTACTCAGTTTGGAGTTTCTCAATTAGAGGAACCTTGGAATTTGGTATTTAAGTTATTCTCTAAGTTAATAGTAGATATTTCTGGAATGGATTCTGTTATTAAGATATTTGGTTTGATTTGTTTACTATTAGTTTTAGAAGGATTGATTTCATCTTACTTCAAAAAAGAAGGTGTTGAAATTAATTTAGAGAAGAAACCACAGAGTTAGTCTATGGATTTCAATAAATCTTCTAGTCTTTTATCTCTCAAGTAAGGTATAAAATCTTTTTTTGTGAATTTATGATGTCCTTTTATTTCCATTTTTATATTAGGATCTTTTCGACTTGTTAAGTTAAAATAGTAAACAGTCTCAACAACATCATTTAAAATAGCAATTTTATTTATTTTAAGATCCTTGACATCTAAATATGGATTTTCAGATGATGATTTTTTATAACATAATTCGTGTATATACTGTTCAATAATTTCCTTGTTCATTATTTAACTCCATAAATTTTCTCTCTAACAATAGAGTTTAAAATCTCTTCGATTTCTTTAGTAAGTTCAACTTCTTCACCATCAATTTCTAAAGATAAGATATCAAAACTATCATCTTCAATAACAGCTGAATAAGAAGCTGGTGTCCAGTAGTCTCCAGGACAACCTGTAATATAACCGGAAATATTTTGTTCGAATTTAATATCAACACAGATATCATCTTCATTATCTAAGTAGATATAACCCTCTTCAGAAACATACGTTGTATCTTCATCAATATAATCAGAAAAATCTTTAGATGGAATAAATTGTCCTTCTACGTATTTTAATTTTGAAATGTCGATGTTGTTGATAGTTGTCATATGTCTTATTATTTATATAACAAATATAAGGCATAAGTTTAACTCCACCAAATAATGATGGAGTTATTTTTAGTATTTTTTTACTACCCGGCTATTTTCTTAATCTCACCAAAGACTGATTTCCTCGGAACTCTTTGTTTTTCTTGAGGTACTGGATTATTTTGAATTACACCTACTGGTCCTGATGTACCCATATTACCAGATTTTCCTGAAATTCCGGTACCCCAATCAACTTTCGACCCAACCGCAGTAACAATTGGTTTGGTATGTAATTCAACCAACTTATTCCAAATATCATTGAAACTATCCTGGTTTATACCAGCCTGCCTCAAATATTCAAATACCGGGACTTTTCCAATTTGTTCTAATGATTTACCAGATGCTGTAACAGCATCTGATAATTCTTGTATTGCTTTTTTAACAGTTATCATAATTATTTTAATACAGTTATTTTATCAAATCCTTCTTCTTTGGTTGGTGATTGATAAGAGTTAAGCATAGTTCTTAAAACTGCTAATGGTATTGATTTGTTTTCGTTAACAGTTCTTATTTTATTTCTTCTATCATATTCTTCGTTTGATAAAACGGGGAATACAACTGCTTCTTTGTAGAAGTCAGTGAAATATTTAAGAGTTGATCTTCTTCTTTTAGAAGTCATGTTAGTCATATCTATGATAACATCTTCGTTTGATTTAGAAGCATCTAATAAGCGTTCGTCTAATATTCGATTAACTTCTTTTTGATTAACTTCATTAAAAGCTTTATTATAATCGTTAGATCCATGTACTTCTAAAACTATATCATCTCTAGATATAACTTTAGTGTTTGGGTAGTTTTCTCTTACCCAAGTTGATTTACCTGACATTGGTACTCCAATCAATATAAATATTTTAGCTTTCATAATACAAATATAATAATTATTTTTTAGCAATCAAAAGTTTAACTCTGTTATTTCCGGTTGATAAACAACGATGGTATCCATCAATCAATCTATAATTATCTCCTTTTTTAATGGCAACACCTCTTATTAACTTAGTTAATACCGTGTTATAATTTTTATCATCATAGAAATATCCTCTGTATTTTACAGATCCTTTCTCAATCTCTTTTTTACATTTTTTTACATGATGTTCACTACCAAAAATAATTTTATCCAAATCAACAATTTCTAATGACCATTCACTTTCTTTTAATTCAGGTAGAATTTTATTATATTCTAATTTTAAGAGATACTCAACTCGTTCACCTAAAGGTTCAATTGAAAGAGCTTTAATTATCTCTGAGTTTAATTCATCACAGATATTTTGTTTAAGTAAAATATCTTCGATTTCTTGACCATAATATCCACCACAAATATCAACATCCCAAGAATTCGGATCATATACTTTCCATTTTCTAAGAATACGATCTATCATATAAAGATCCATATCTTTTCCATAACCATTTAGCAAAAGATCTAACTTAACATTTCTCTTTATTGATAAATCATTATCACCATCATTGATAGTATCATAAATAATATTTGATATACGAGTAATATCAACATCTGTGATATAAACATCTGTTATCATACCACAACGACATATACCTTCATCATGGCATCCATTATTCTCACAATCATATGTGACATTGTGATCTTCACTAACACCATTATAATAGAAGTTAATATCTCTTAAATTAAATATCATCTTTTTTTCTCACTTTATAGAATTTACCACCAATGTTTTTTACAACATAGACTTTATTACTTTTAATTTTTTGCCAAATCTCTTTTATCTCACCACCTTTTAAATCATGCCAACCACTATTTACAACTTCATCTAAAGCATATGGGTACCAAGCATTAATTCTATTAATTTTTTTCTTAGTGGTTAATACTGGTTCATCAAGATATAAAAATTTAACACTAGGATCTAATCCTAATTTAGTTTCATAATCTTTATAAAGTCTTTTAATGTTTGCTACTAAGTGAGCCTTTAAAAAATTCATAGTAAATGTTTTTTAGCGTTATTTAAATAACTTTCAATATTTACTTTACCAACAGTATTAGCCGAATGTACAACAAAATCTGGTAATGATTTTTTGTTATCAAAACACCAATCAACTAACCATTTTGCTGCCTCATATCCAGTTTTTTCTTTATAATCATTATAGTTAACGTCACTAACATAGTGTTCGTCAGCTAAATCATGATCGAAAGAAATAAAGTCTGGTAATCCAAACTTTTGGATATAATTACAGAACTCCCAAAAGTTTCTAACGATAGTCCAGTCGTTAGCCCAATAAAATTGGTTTAAATTATCTGGAACAAATCCGATAGAGTCTTTTGGTATTCTTAAATCGTCTAAGTATAATTTTTTCATTAGTCTAAATAAATATCATAGTATTCAGTTGCACAGAAATCTAATAAAACAGCTTGTGACATATAATGTTCATATAAGTCTAAATTATCAGTTTCTAATTGTGTGATTAAGAAGTTAGCGTAAATTTGAAGAACAGGTCTTAATGCTTTAATAAAAAGTGATTTCATAATATTTTTTTTTAGAGTTATTTACAAATATACATTAAACTTTATAATTATCCAAAAACTTTATTTCTAATTTAGTTAGATTTTCAATACCAATTTGATTTATTCTATCTAAAATAGTATCTATGTCTAAATTTTGATTTATCCATTCTTCTAACTTCATTTTAAAGGTATTGAATCGATGTCTATTTAAAGGATTTATATAATCTTTTAAATGTTCTTGAATGTCTAGTCCATTTAAAAGATCCTTAGTTATATTTTTTAATTTAAAACGAATAAAATTTTCATCAAGTATTTTAGCATATCTATCTAAATCTTCTTTAGTTATTATCAAAAATAAATTAAATTGTTCTAATTTATCATTAAATTCAAAATAACCATCTGGTAAAATATTTGCAATTGTTTCTTTTTCGTGCTCAGATAATTTTGAGTACTCATTGTTCAATTCATATGAATTTTGTGTAAATATCATTTTAAATACTTGATACATAAGCTATATATAAAAACATGTAACATCATGATATAAATTAATCTAATAATTTATTAATTTTATCATCTCTTTCTTGTCTTTTTTCGTATAATTCTATTTCTTTTATGTTAAGTCTATACCACATTTTAAAATCTGATATGTAATAAACAAATTCATCCTCACCAGAGGAATCGTCTTTGTAACAAGTTGATCCAAACATGAATTCTTGAAAGCTTTTGTAAAACTCTCTAGGAATTTCTGATTCTCTTACATCGTATTTGTTATTGTATATTTCAGTTAGTGTTCTCATTGTCTAAAATTTCGTTTAGTTTTCTATCTCTATCTTCTTGTGTTGTTACATTTAATCCACTTTCCCATTTAGATTTATAATCTAAAATGAATTTTTTACCAACTTCAATTTCATTTACTTTTAACCCATATCTTTTAATATCATCAAAAGTTGGTTTTGTATTTCCATAGGTACATATTTCAGCCGTTAATGATATTTCATTGTTTTTAGAAATATAAGATATAACAAAATATTCCCAAGTTACTTTTTTGGTATCAAAAATACCATAAACTCCTAATTTATTATGATCTTTTATATCAGAATCATAAAGAACTCTACCTTTTATCATTTTAATAAATCGTTTAGTTTGTTGTCTCTAATAATTGATTTTAAAAAATCATCTGGATCACCTTTGTACTCTACTCTATATTGAATAGTTGAATTTATGTTTATTGTAATTATAGGGTTAATATCTTTAAACTTCAAAGTATCGATTGAATCGTAACTTTCTATAATAACACTATCAACAAATTCAACGTATCTAGGAAATTCATCTTGTTGACTTTTTATATTTTCTCTTGAAATTGAAACTATATTATCTTTGTTTGTTTTTAGATAAATCATCTTCCAAAATTTTCTTTTTTTTATCGTAAAAAATAGTTAATTCATCAATCCATCTTTTTACGATAGCAGCTCTTTCGTAATCCTCCTTCTCTAATAATTCTTGAAGCCTTCTTTCAAGAAAAATTATATCCCCATTCTTAGCCATATAAAAACTTTTGTTTATATATATTATAGTATTAAAAAGTGAAAAAGACTGATTTTTAGATCAGTCTTTTTCATTAGTTATTATTAGAAAGAGTCACAGTAACCACCCCAAGCTCCCCAATCATATTCATCATCAGTTTTACTTGGTAAGTTTCCACCAGGAGTAACTGTTGCTTCACCTAAATCATCACCATTTGAGTAGTCTAATTCAGGTAAGTACTCTAACAAGTCGTTACGTGTACAATCTGTTTTGTGGTTCAATTTGTAGTAAACTGTTAATTTGAAACCATCCCATTCAGTATCAATATACTCAATATCCAATGATACAAGTAAATCTTCAATTAAGTTTTGCTCATAAGAGATACGCTCTTTACATAAATCAACTGACACAACTTTCTTAGATAAAGATTCAATCTCTACTTTAGACAAGTAGTTGTATTTTCTATCGTGGAACCAAACATTTTCTGTTTTAACTTTACTCACACTTGTAGAATTCCAAGAAGATGTGTAACTTCTACCATATCCATAACCGTAATCATCATCCCAGTAAGATCCGTAGCTTTTGTATGATTTATATTCTGTAACAGAAGGGTCACGTTTAACTGGAAGTTCAGCCCAATTTACTTTTAAACAAGCTTCAGCTAATTTTGTTAAGTGATCAATATCTTGTCTTTCGGAAAAAGTGTGTTCACTATAATAACCAACTGAAATGTTTGTACACTCTGGATAGATTGAGATAAATTGTACAGAGTCAGTTAAAACACCAGTATCGTCATTTTTATAATCAAATGTTGATTCAACTTCATTGAATTGTTTAGAAAGAGCTTCACCGAATTCTTCTGAACAACAACGTCTAGAAGTTTGGTGTGTGATAATTGAAGAAGTACCACGTCTATCAAAAGAAACAACTTTGTTAATACCTTCAATTTTTTCTTTCTTTTGAACTTCAGCAACTTTCTTAGAACCGATACAACCAACTTCTTCACCTAAGAAAAAGTAGTAAAGACCTGGGATGTTGTTTTTAATCATATACAACATAATAGTCACACCAGCTTTATCATCAGCACCTAAGATAGAAGTACCATCTGTTTTGATTATGTTTTCTTCAATAACGTGTTTTACTGGAGATAAAGCGGAAGTAGCAGTATCTAAGTGTGATGTAAACATCACGTCACTCTCACCTATCTTAATAAAGAGGTTACCGAATTCATCAGTTTGTAAACCATCAACAGTAGAATGTAGAATTGGAAACAATTGTTCTTCTGTACCATTTGGATATGTTCTTGATGTTAATTCTAAAAATTTCTCTTTGATATTCATCGCTCTTTTTTTTAGTTTCTTATTTATAATACAAATATAGATATTATTTATTTATCCACAAAATTATTTAGAATTATTTTAAATAAAAAATTTAAGTAAGTTTTATAATTTAATATATATGTTATGCAAATAAAATATGACGAGTTAGCTGGTAAAATATTAATATCAAATAAATTTGATATAACAGCTTCTGCTACAGCATCAAATGCTACTCCTATATTTACAAGTATAGATAGTGAATATATTTTATCTTTTCCAAATTTACAAAATGTTAAGAGATTTACAAAATTTAGTTATGATACTTTAGGATTAACACCAACTAGATATTTAAAACATTATTATAGAATATCTAGAAATGGTTATGATTGGTCTGCTTGGTTAGATTTAACAAAATATTTTGAAAACTTTCCTGATTGGTCGGCTGCATTTCCGATGTATTTAGAGATTAAATGGGTTAGAACTGGTACTTCTGATATTGGAAATGTTAAGCTTTTGGAATATTCATTAGAGGGTGAATTAGAAAGAGAAGAAGTAACCGATGGTTCGACAATAAGTATTGCATCTGGTAAAACAATTATAATGAAAGCTCCTTTTATTTATAAAGTTTTTAGAATAACTGATATAGAAATAATATCTGGTAGTAACTTAACTAATGTTGATATTAAATATAGATTTTCACAAGATAATAGTAAAACATGGTCTAACTGGGAGTTTTTAACAACACAAAACATTTCAACATTGAGAATAAATCCAATTAGATTTTTTCAAATAGAATATAGTATAACAAATAACTCAAATTCAACAGTAACTATACAAGATATTAACTTAATTGGTGACTTTCAAAATGTTAGTAAAGATTATTTTAAAACAAATTTATTTGGAATTAGAGAATGTTGTCAGTCTAATATGTTGGGTTACACAGACGCTAACGGGAATTTTGTACCAGCTTCAAATACAACAGGTATTAATGGTCAGAATTGTGCTACGGATGGTAGTAATTTACCTCAGTTATCAACTGATGATAAAGCAAATCTATATAATCCATATCAACAAAATTCAGCAATGAATTTACTACAAAAGTTAAGTAATGATGCTCAACAAGTATTTGGTCATAAAGTAATTTATTTTGCTACAGATCCAGATAAAAAAGGTGAAGATAAAATATTTAATGAATATCAATTATATAATGTTGTTTGTCAAGGAGATTTAAAAGTTTCTGTCGATCAAAACAACTTTCCTGACTCTCAAATAGTGATGAATCAATTTGATTTAAATCTATTTGAAACTATGCAGGTTCATATAACTAAGCAACAGTTTAAAGAAATATTTGGTCCACAAAGAAGACCAGCTAAAGAAGATTTTCTTTATTTCTGTGACATAAATAGATTATTTACAGTAGATCATGCACAGCAATTTAGAAATTTTAACAACTCTGCTGTTTATTACAAATTAATATTGAAAAAATTCAACAAATCAGCAAATATCAATTACTCTAATAATGATGTTAAACAAACTGTTGATAAGTTAACTAAGAATAGTACAATTGATGAATTATTCGGGAATGATATTAATGAAGCTAAAAACGCTATTGCAAATAAAGAACAATTAGCACCTCTTACTAAAGATCCTATAAGACTATCTTATACAGCTGCAATAGATAAAGAGTTAATTGAAAATTCATCAACTATTGTATCACGTTCTAATTATGACTTAGCTTCAATTACTTTTGGTGAAGTAGGTGTTCAATATTTGAATATGAGAAATTATTTAAGAGAATCCGACAATCTATCATATTATATATGGTTTAATATACATAATTATGTAATAGATGATAATTATAATTTATTTACAAATTATAATGATGCTACAAATCAAGGTTATAAATTTGATTTAAAGAATGATAAAATTACAGTTACTTTAAACTCTGATACTTATACTTTTGATTTAATGGGTTATGAGACAAATGATACTGTGGCTTTAGAAGAAGGAGTTTGGTATTGTTATACTATTAATATTGACCAAAGACAAAGAAAGATTGATCAATGGATTTATAAGAGAAATGTTGATGATGAATCAAGAGCAGGATCTTTAATTAGTACAATATTAAGAAAAGTGTATTATAACACAACTGATATAACACCATTTGAATATCTAATCGAAAGTGATACAATCAATACTTGTAAATTGATTGGATCAGATATGAAAGTAACTAATATTAGATTATTTAATGATATTATACCAGAAAGTTATCACAATAAGATACTTAATATGTATATAATAGGAGATGATTCTAAACACTTAATATTCGCAGATAATGCGAATTCTCGAATTTTTTTACCTAAATTCCCATCTTATGAATAAAGTTTTGGATAATACAAGTAGGTAGTTATACTTTTTATATATAGTATATGAAATATGTTACATACTTAGTCACTTATAGTGGATATAAATTGCCTAAATTTTATATAGGATCTACATCGGAAGAGAAAATAAAATCTGGAAAATATTTTGGTAGTATAAGATCAATTAAATATAGAAAAATATTCTATGATGAAATAGATAATAATATACATTTATTTAAAATACAAATATTATCATATCATGATACAAGATTAGATGCACTATCAGAAGAATTGAAACTACATATAGAGTTTGATGTAGTTAATTCAAAAGATTATATAAATGAGTCTCTTGCAATGGTAAATGGTTTTTTTGGTAGAGATGTCTCTGGTGAAAACCATCCTATGTGGGGAAAGAAACACACGGAAGAAACTAAAAAGAAATTAAGATTGGCTAGAAAGGATAGAGTAACATCAGATGAGACTAAGAAAAAGATGTCCGAATCACAAAGAGGTAAAGTATTATCAGAAGATACCAAAGCTAAATTGAGGGATATAAATCTTGGTAAGAAATTATCAAATGAAACTAAGAATAAAATTTCGGATTCGAAAAAAGGTAAAAAATCTTGGAATTATGGAAAATCTAAAGATATAATACTACAATTAGATATGGATAATAACCTTATTTGTGAATGGGTAAGTTTAGTTGATATTGAAAAAGCTGGATATCAAAAATCTAATGTTATAAATGTTTGTAATGGTAAGAGAAAAACCCATTGTGGTTACAAATGGGTTTATAAATCTGATTATTTTTAATTACTATTTTTGTTATTCATTTGTTGTTTTCTAATTCTCCAAGCTTCTAAGTCCTTCTCCATGAATTTTCTAATCCTTTTAGAGATGTTTATAGAATGTTCATCACAAAATTCTTTATATTCTTCTAAAAATTTTGCTGGAAGTCTTAATGAAAACATTTTATCTTTTGCTGGCATAGTATATACTTTTATTTATTAGTATATATTTAAAAGATATTTTAGTTTATAAATTTTTCTACATAAGTAACTATTTCACCTGGTTCGAAACCTTTCTCTAATAGAAGAGGAAGAGAAGTATCTTTACACCAAGCATAAACAAGATATCCTTTGTAATTTTGATTTACAAAGTCCCATCTGGTGTCCCACAGAGATCTGAATATTCCTTTTCTTCGGTGATCCTCATCAACCCAAGCATCTAAGAATTTTATCTTTTGATTATTTTCAATAGTCATGAAAATGTGTCCAATAGCCATTTTACTTTCAATGTCATATGCTATCCACATTTCTAAATTTTGTGCGTTTGGTTTTAAATGCACAACTTCAAATCCCTTTATTTCCTTCATATTCTATATATTAAAGAAAATAAAAAAAAGTCTCTGTTTTAGAGACTTTTATAAGAAAATATGAAAGTTTTTTTACTTATTTTTTGATTTTACTTTGTCACAAAATAAAGGTTCGTATGTTACTTTAGTTGCAAAATTCAAAGTATCTCTATCAACACTCGATAATGGTAATGGTTTAACTTCTACTTCTTGAGCTCTCTTTGCTAAATATTCATCCATATTGAAATCTTCTGGTAAGAATTCCATATTATAACCAAACTCATTTTGTAACTCAATTACTAAATCTTTAATTCTTCCCATGACCTTTATTTTTTTGTTTGTTTTACAAATATAATAATTATATTTTAATATATAATGTATAATCAAAAATTATTTATGGGAAAGATAGAAAAATATAAAGACTTCGCAAGAAAGTTTCAACACAAGTGGAACCAAGACACTCCAACTGAAATAAATCTACCTAGTTATTTAGATGAAGAGGAAGAGAAAAAGAAGATTGAGATGGAACAAGAGTTAGAAAATGGAGAAGATGAAATAAGTGAAAGCTATTTAAACTCTAAAGAACTAATTTTTACAGGAAAAAGAAATAGAAATTTACAAATAACAGTTGTATTAGATAGTTCAATGAGAATAGAATCAATTGACAATAAAGCTAATATTAGATTTCCTTTCCATGTTGGTCAAAGAATAAATAGAAATATTGAGGTTTGGGCTTGTAATAACAACTTCTTATTAAACGGAGAAGATACTTGTCCAGAGAAAAAGATATTTGGTGTTAGAGCATCTGATGTACCACAAGGTCACGAGTGGAGAAAAATATACCCAGGTAAATTTAAATAATGAAACACCTAAGAAAGTTTAACGAAAGTATAAATGAGCATCTTGATATAGAATATATCAAACATTGTTTTAATGACTTATCAGATGATCCAGAATGTGATGTAGAATATGATACACATGAAGATTATCTACGTGATAATCCAAACGATGAAATCACACTTAATGACGAATATGTTGATTTAACCATAGATATCCCTAGAATAACTAAGGGTGGAACTTTTGAAAGAATGATTGGTAATTCTGAAAGAATATCACATATTATTAAATCAATTGATATCTCAATCAAAAGATTAAAAGATGAATATCCTAATTATAATATTGAAATAAATTACGAAGAGGATGATGATAGACCAAATGACTACTTCCAGATAAATATAAATAATAAAAAATGAAACACCTAAGAAAATTTAATGAAAGTTTTGAAGATGAAACTAAATCATATCTAGAAACACTTTTTGCTGATATCTCAGAGAGTGGTTACTATAATGTTAATATTTTGATAGCAAAACCAATAAGAGTGGAAGGTGTTCAATGTGTTTATGTTGAAGTTAAATTGGAACCTGTTGAAGGTAAATTATGGAATAGATCACCATATGGAAATGCTGGTTTTTTAAAAGCGTCAATTGAAAATGAGATGGAAATATTAAGAATTAAACAAGAAACACTTAATAGTATAAACGCCATAATTAAAGATATAGAAAGTGAAGGAAATGAAGTTAACTTCATTGTAAATAGAATTGGTGAGTTAAAAATAAATATTGAATATAAAGTATGAAACACCTAAGAAAATTTAACGAAAATACCGATAATTCAATTGATGTTGAGTATATCAAACATTGTTTCACTGATTTAGTGGAATATTCATATAATGAAGATAATGAATGTGGTGAATTCCGTTGGGGCAATTCAGAAACACTTGAAGAAGTAACCGAAAGTGGAAACCCAACAGATTGTAGAGTATTTATAAATTGTCCTGAGTTAGAAGTGAAATTCACAGCAGATGGATATAAAGGAGAAATATCCGACTTTATTGAATTTAATAAAATAACAAATGAATTCCTTCTTAAATTGGAAGGTGCTATAAATAACCTAAAAGACGAATATCCTAATTATAAAGTGGAAGTTTTGTATGAACAACCTTTATTAAGAGGTCATCAAGGATATGATTACTATTGTGTATGTATTAGTTTATAATCTTAAACTCTCATTTAATATATAATAAATACGATCAATCTGATCATATCTAATTCTTATTATATTAATATAATTATCCTCACAATAATCATTCTTAATCTTATCATTCACCTTTAAACGCTCATAAGCCTCTAAACCACCAAAATGTTCAATCGGCTCATAATGTTGTTTACCATCAAACTCTATTATAGTTCTGTATTTCGGTAAATAAAAATCAAATGGTAATTGAAATATATTCTTACAATCAGGAAACTTATGCTGTCTATAATATGAAATATCATTCTTATCCAAATATTTAGAAATTAACTTTTCACCACGAGATTCACTACAACTAGGGCAACCATTACCCTGTAAATGTGAAAGTGGAGTTTGATTAAAATCACCATGTATAGGACAAGTAATTATAACCTTAATCTGATTCTTAACATAATCAGTTTTATCATAACTAAACTTAAAATCATGAACTAAATTAGCCTCTTGTATAAACTTTTTAGTTGTCTTTCTTACTGATAATTCAATATTCTCTGGTTTAGAACCACCTATGTGATTATATGGTTTTTGTAAATAATACACACCTTTATATCCTATTAAAACAGGAATATCACCTGATATATATTTAACCATAGAATAATCGTATTTATCACCATGTTTATTTATTGATTTTCTTATAAAATTATCTTTGGTTAAATTTTTTTCACAACATTGTCCCTGTAAATGAGAAATAGCGACCTGTTCAAATATAAGACCATCATATATTATCTTAACCTTTTTAAGAGCTCCCTTATATTTTACTAATGAATAATCATATTTATCACCCCAAACTTCTTTAGCTTCTTTAATAAATTGCTCGGTGGTTTTTGTTGGTGTATTTTTCTCTGGACAACGACCCAATGTTATGTGCTTAACAACTTTTTGTCTATATAGTTCACCGTTATAGATTATATCTATATCATCAGTTGATAATACTTTATCTTTCAAATTTGGATATTCATATTTATATCCATGCTTATCACGTGCTCTTTCTAAAAATTCTTCCCTAGTCATATTGTATATATAAATAAATTATTCCCTCCTTGATAATTTATTTTGGAGTTTTTAAAAAAATTTATAAAGGGGGAATTATTTTTTAATATATAAAGTATAAAAAAGAATTTAATTAAAATGGCAAAACAAGGAAAAGAAACGAAGAAATTTGAGTTTAGTAAAGTTGGATCAATATTAGATAATATTGCAAAATCAGTTCCAATTTTAGTAGAAAAAGAAATTAAAGAAAAACAATTTATAACAACTGGTGTTTATTTATTAGATGCTGCTTTATCTGGTAGATTATTAGGGGGTGGTATTGCTACAAATAGAATAACTGCGTTTGCTGGTGAATCAGGTGCTGGTAAGAGCTTTCTTTGTTACTCATGTGCTAAACAAGCTCAGAAATTAGGATATTCAGTAATATACATTGATACTGAACAGGCTATTGATTTAGAAGACTTACCAAAATTTGGAATTGATAACTCTTTAGATAAATTTAGATTAGTTAGATCTAATAAAGTAGAAGACGTGAACATAACTTTAACAAAATTGATAGATGAGTTAAAAGAACAAAAACTAGCTGGTTATGAGATGCCTAAATTGATGATTGTTTTAGATTCTTTGGGACAAATGGCTTCAAATAAAGAAAAAGAAGATTTATTAAAAGGTGATATTAAACAAGATATGACTAAAGCTAAAGCACTTGGTTCTATGTTTAGAAGTATAAATACAGACTTGGGTTACTTAGAAATTCCACTTTTGGTGGCAAACCATACATATCTAACAATGGATCTTTTTCCACAAGAGCGACTCCGCGGAGGTAATGGTCTACTTTATTCAGCATCTGTAATTGGATTTATGTCAAAAAGTAAATTAAAAACTTCTGAAGAGGATGAAATGGATTTAGGTGCTTCCGGTATTACAGTACTTTTCAAAACTCAAAAAAATAGATTGGCAAAACCTAAGAAAATTAGATTTGATATATCTTTTATTCATGGTATGAATCCTTACACTGGCTTAGACGCATTTTGTCGTCCAGAATTCTTTGAACAAATTGGTATCGCAAAAGGTAAAGAAGAAGTTGATAAATCAACTGGTGAGATTAAGTTTGTTCCTGGTGGAAACCGTTGGTATATTTCTCACTTAGGGAAATCAGTTACAACAAAACAATTATTTACTCAAGAGGTGTTTACACAAGATGTTTTAGAAAAAATGGCACCAATTGTTAATGATTATTTCAGATTCAAATCATTGGATGAAATTGAAGAGGTTGAAAAACAGTTCAATGAAGTAATGGGTGGAGATGATGATGATAATGATGGATATGTTGATAGTGATGCAGCGGATCTATTTGAATAAGAAAGTCGAAGGGTACTTAACCCTAAAAAATAAAATAAAATAATATGTCAAAACAAGAAGTTTATGAACAATTAAAAGATTTATGGGAAAAATTTGACGCAGCTCATAATGGTAAATTTAAGAAAAACGCTGGTGAAGCAAGAAAATTCATTGGTGAAATTAAGAAGTTAGCTACTCCTTATAGAGCGGCTTCAGTTGAAGAAGAAAAAGGTGATAAATAATAAAACTTTTCTACAAAAAGAATTTATAATTAATATCTTCTTTCATATTTTCCTTATTTAGAAAAATAAGGTGGTGGAGTCAAATCCAATATTGGATGGCCCAAACACAGAATAGTGTTTTTAAAATAAAAAAGACCTCAATTTTGAGGTCTTTTTTTTATTTCTTCAACTTCTTAATTTGGTCACGAAGTTCAGCAGCTTTTTCATATTCTTCTTTTTCAACTGCTATTTTTAAAGCGGATTCAAGCTCTTTGACATCAATACTCTTTTTGTTTTCAGTGTATGTTTTAACATACGTTGATGTTCCATCCAGGCTAACCCAAGTTTCTTTTTTAATAGTCATTCCATTAGATTCAAATTCTTCTGTTGTTTTGTTCCAATTTTTATCACCATCTTTTGGATAATTCATTTTATTTTCAAAAATATTTTCATTTGAAAATAAATCAACTAAATCAAATAAATAATAAATTTTTCTCATAACTTTTTTTTCTTTTTTTATATAAGTATCTTCAAATTATATGCCATTAGACTAATTATGACATTTTGACATAAATATATACATATAATAGATTAAAAATAAGAAAGATATGACAATTTTTAGGTACTCAAAAGATGGAAAACTTTACTCAATCATTCAAACTGATAAGGATGGTGTTAAGAGATATACTGCGGTTCCATATGGTCATTCATCTAATCCAATTACTGATTGTGACATAAAAGATTTCTCTATACAATCAATTAAGAATAATAATAGAAATAGTAGTTTTTTATAATTAATTTTCATATTTTTGTAAAATGAAGGTAATATTTTTAGATCATGACGGAGTGGTTTGTTTAAGTCGTGAATGGG